GGGGGGAGCCATACCATGTTCTCTATCAATACGTGTCCTATAAATGTAAAGTTTTACCTTAGAGAATTGGATATCCAGATGCCTAATGCTATTTACACAGCTAATCTCAGCATGTAATTTAGGTACACACTTAGCGTTATCAGTAGTAATACCCCTGAATCTGTTATAATATTTCTGTCTTGGATGTGTTTTATTGGTGTTGCACCCAATCCCAATAATGCTACCCTGATATACTGCTATACACCCAATATGTACCTTGTTATACTCTGAAATGTTAGCTACGCCCCGTGCCTTATCAAAAAATCTATAATCTCTCTGGGTCATACTGATTAGTGATTCTCATTGGTATCTTCTACTGCAATGTCTCTGTCAACCAGAAGTTCAATACCTTTATCAAAACACTTCAGCTCAAAATCATATGTTTGAATATGTTTTCTGAAGAAATGTTCTTCTACCAAGTTTTCAATATATTTCACTACCTCGGAATACAAAGTATTCTTCTTTGCCTGAATGGGAATATCAATTGCATCCTGTAACGGTTTCAATAATTCCACTCTATTGTGCTGAATATATAATGTAACCTTATATTCTCTATCTTCTTTGTCCCACGCAGCCATTGCAAATACAGAGTAACCATTACCAAGGTCTACGCTAATTGTTTCACCATGCTTTACATACTTCATCTTTCATTTCCTCCATTTTCCATTTTTACAATAGTTTCAGTTTCTAATTGTTTCTTCTCTTGTTTTTTGCAAAAACTTTTGGTTCTTCTCTCTAATCTGAATGTTCTTTTCACAGGTTAAGTCAAACCGATGGTCTGCAATAATCCTTAATGCGGTTTGTGAGCCACCATCAGCACATGTCTGAGGTGGGTTATCTGTGCAAAAATCATTGTTAGTAATATATCCACTAAACAGGCAATTGTTATGCCCGTACTGTATCAATCCTATGTTCACTGAATTTTAATCTTCCTTTCGTGTAATGCAATTATGTTCATACTATAGGTCAGTCCACCAAAGAGGTGAGGTGATTGTTTATGATGTACCGTCCTATCTTTTATTTCGCAAAAACTTGACAAATAATTTTGTGTTGCAACAACTTGCAAATTTCAGACTCAGAAAAAATATTTAACAATCAAAATGATGCGAATTATTTGCACTTTTCAGTTTTCCTTGCAAAAAATGGCTTTATTTTGGTCTATTTTCAATTTTTATATAGCAGGTGATAAATTGGTCAACCGAAATATAAAAATTGATTCTAGGGTCAAATAATGGCAATTTAACCAAGTAATTGGGGGTAAGATGTTTACAAGTTATATTTAATGCACAAAAATCAAGAAATTTAATATTGCAATTTCCGAACAAATGTGCGATAATAATGAACTACAAGAACGCATGTGCGCTTGCGTGTCCATATACATCTACCATCTAACCATATAATATTGGTTGCCCAACTACTGACCTATCTATTATTTCGAGAAACAGGAAAAGAAAATATGATGTATGCAACGCACCTGTACCAGTGAAACAATGAAGTGATAAAAGGTAAGTTGCAATTTAGACATACAGACAAGAACCAGATAAAAAGCCATAGCTTCTACAAATGCGTGAGAATAAGGTAGTAGATGCAAGTGGACGAGAAATGATTTAAAATTTCAAGGAGGTCAAAAAATAAATACAAAAATGAGTCAAATGAAAATTCCAGACATGTTATATCAAACAAATATATGTAGGTTACACTGTAGTAAACTGAAATGTTACGTGCAAATAGTTGTGTGATGCAATAGTAACCATCAACCTACTGAGAAACGTATATATCAATCTTATTAGAAGATAATAGGTTTTACTAAGCGCAATAAAAAATGAAAAAATCGAAAATAAAAATATCAAAACAAAAACAACAAAAACAAATTTTTTAAATTTTTCATTTCAAAGGAGAGTGTGTATGTATGAAAATTATACTTGATAAAAATGTTATTGGTGACTTAAGTTTAAACAATTATGATATTGCAACTTACGTTGCATTGAAAAGCATTTACAATCAAAACAAACCACAGTTTTATATTTCTGTGAGGATGCTTTGCTACGAACTGTTTGGCAGCAAAATTTCTCGTAGTGCCTTAGTACATGTTCGGGACAGCATTTATCGTTTAGCTGATTATCATTTGTTTGATATTATCACAACCTTAACACAAGATGAGTTTATCATTAAAAGTGATAAGTTGTATTTTGACCTATATCAAAAGAATAAAAAACAAGGTACATACTTCACAATGGTGTCTTTAGAAGAAGTACAAAAAATAATGCGCTTGAATATTACCAGTGCAAAATATCCAGTATTACGCTTCTTTATCAATGTTATTGGAACATTTAATAGAGGATATGGCGTATATGAGGACATGGACGCAAAAACAAACTTTGTTGGTTATATGACTCAGGAATATATTGGTCGATTATCTGGTATTAACGTAGGTGTGGTAGAAGATTATTTTAAAATCTTAGAGGATGCACATTTACTCTATGTCTACCGACATGGCAAAGCCAGATATGTTAATGGACGACTCAAAGGGTTAGCAAATAACTATGGAAGATACCAAGATAAAGAAGATATTGTTCAGTTTGCTTTAGCGTATGAAAAGAGTATCGGATTAAATCCTGCAAAGCAAAGCAACAATGCTAATCATAAACGTGCTATTATGGCAAAATACAAATATCTTATTTCTGACCCAAATAAATATTTGCAAAAATATTCTGAACAGGAACTCATTGCAATTTACCAATATATCTCCAAGAGGAATCAACAACAAGAGGATGTAGAAGATGGTGACATTAAGGATTTAACTGTTCTGGAACAAGTACCTTGTATTATTGAATACATGAAAGAATGTGCAGCATATGATAATAGTGATTGGGGTGATTATAAGGCATTGACAAATAGTGATAAGGAAGTAGATTTGGAGACAGTGTAAGAGAACTGAGTGCATGGCTGAGTATATGCGTAAGCACTAAGTTAACTGCGTGAGCAACTACACATTTCTATTTCAGGGTAAAAATGCAAACGTAGTTTGCCTAAACGATAAGGTGGGTGGGTGGGAAGAATATGTGCGCCGCGCAGTCGTGTGAATTTTTTTAGCAGAGCTAAGTGCGATTTAACAAAATTTAAAAAAATAAAAGGGCTTCTACCTTAGTTGGTAGGAGTCCTTTTCATATGTGTGCGTATATATTCAGTGTGCTAGTGTGAAATTATTTATTCTTTACTGGTGCATATGAAGCTATACTTGCATATCCAATTTTGCGTGTCTGTAAATGTTATTATCTATAAAGAATTTTAGCTTATCTTCAGTGAAACACACTGTATCGTCATCAGGGTTTGAAGATTTGGTACAATATGTTATATTTACTTTACCATTTTCATATGTTGCTATAATACGTTTAATTTCAAAAAATCTTCGTGTAAATACATCAATTATAACATCATCAACATTAGCGCATGAAGGAATTGTATGTATTAGGTTTTGATTTTTATAATAATCATCTATAGTGTATTCAACAGTGTCAATGTACTTATCTTGTTTATGAATATATCCAGTAGCATCAATATAGTCTTCTGATAATTTAATTGCAACCATATAATCTTGTGAACTAATATCTATCATTTCAACATAACATTTTGCATTAAGGAAGTTAGTAAAATTATTTCCTAATTTTTCTGCTATTTGTGGTGTAACAATAAATTCTTCGTCCAGTGCATAGTCTGACAAGTATTTCATGTAATTACCTCCTTTAGGTAGTTTATGTTTAACGTGTGTCTTTATATATTTCGAGTTTTAGAATGAATGTGGTGAATGGTGATTGTAGAAATTATTGATGCGAATAAAGAAAGACTATCATTCTTAAATGGAGTGATAGTCTGTGTTAATAAAGTATATGTGAATAATTAGATTAAATGTTAATAGTTTCAAAGTTGATAGATTATTTCTGGTTGCGTTAAAGTGTGAGCCAATTAGTATAAGGCTTAGAGATTAGTCTTGCGTTATTGTATGCCATCTCTATTGTGAGGCATGTATGTCCTTGGTAAAAATGTCCTGTTTCATTTTTGGAGACTACAAGTGCCATATCTGGTGTTATTCCATCCTTTAAGCAAAGTGGTAAAAGTAATTGAATTTTACCATTGAAATACTGAGGGACTGCTAACTTATAGTTCTCTGATACTTTGAGTTTCATCATTTCTATTTCTCCACGAAGTAGAGAGATAGTATTTGTGGTGTTACCTACAATTTCTTCAATCCTGCGTTTGTTTGTTTCGTCCTGTAAAATGTGACTATACTGTACGTTTATGGTGTAAGTTGGGTCAAAAAGTAGAAGTGAAGGGTCACTAAAATAATTTGCCCTTGGTGGTAAGTCATGAATACCAATATTGCCTAACTCATATTCTGTGTAGAATCCTGTAAATATCCATTCACTGAAATGTAATGTTGATTTTTCTGCGTACACATAGATTTGTTCATAGAGTGGTGTGAATAACCCTGTATTGAATAGTGTATAGTTTGGTGTTTGAATAATGCTTTTGTCTTCTATTAGTTTACGAAAAGTTTGCTGCATATAATTTTTCAAAATTGCGTTATCTGTGCGTGAGCTGAAATTCCATTGTTCTCCTGTGAGTGCTGCTAAAGCATTGATTTGTTTATTGTAATCCTTCCAGTAGATGTAATCATACAATGAAGTGGTTGCTATTGGTGGATATTGTGGGTACATTGTTGGTAGTCAGTCCTTTCTTTGGATTTTGTGTGTTGGTTTATTGGTCTATTCAGTCATATGTCAATTGTGTAGTTTTTTAGTGTAATAGTTAGATGGTATATAAGTTAGATGGTATATAAATTATAGCACACAAATGGTATTATAATACATTCTGGTGTGAACGTCTATGGGATGGTAAAATGTTGAGGGCAAAATGTAATGAATTGAATTGGGATATATATGACAATGTAATGGCAATGGAATGGGTGTATAAGAACGTGAAGTGAGTATTCAGGGTAAATTGTAAATAGGGTGAAGTGTCTTTTGGGTCAAAAATTTTTTTTATAGCAAGAAGTGGTTCAGAGGGAAGAAGATTGAAAAAAATGAAAAATGCAGAAAAATTGGAAAAATGTGATTTTTTGAATAAAAATGGATTGAAAAATGTGATAAAGATGAGAGAAGTGCAAGAAGGACAAGTGTAATATTTTTTGTACAGATTTATATTGGCTGTGTATAGAGTTTTAGGATGATGGAAGTAATGGTGTTAATTGTGAATGAAATGTGGGTAGATAAGGAAATTATTCGAGAAGGTAAAAATGAACTTTCGGGAAAGTTGGAGTGTGCTTAGGATAAGTGATAATTTTTGGGGTTTGAATAGATTGGTAAAAAATGTGTAAATTTTAGGTGTGGTAAATAGGTCGGGGAAATAGTGGGAGTGGTATAGTGAGTTGGTGGTAGATATTTTGGGTGGGTGAAAATGAGGTGGGTGAAAATTTTATGGATTAAGTAGGGTGGGGTAGGAAGTTTGTCGACAAAAACACCGTGTTTGTGGTGATTGTGTCCCTTGTGCCTTTTTTACTGGTCAGGTGGTATCCAAAAATGTAAACATGCCCCCGTCATAGTTGCATTTATGAACAAAGTGCAACTGCTAAAATACACTTGTTTTGACTGCAACTTTGACAGTGCTGTTTCCTCTATGGGGCAGTGGCGAAAACCTGCGGTGCAGTTTGGTCTTTTTGGTGATATGGTCTAGCGTGAATTTTCCATACCCTTTGTTCGATTTTTCAGGTTAACATAAAAAGTCGTTTTTCGCCCTAAAAATCACCAAAAAACCTAAACGCCGCCTACACTTTGTCGAGAATTATTTTTACCATATTTTACCATTTCATACCATATTTTACCAGTTTTCATTCTACTTTCCTTCTACGTTCCTTCTCCTTCTATTATCTTTTCCCATATCTTATTACACAAAAATAATCGCAAATAACCGCAAAATGAAACACTTCTCCACATAAAATAAAACTATACTTTTACAAAATGAAACACAAAAAAATTTAAAATCAAACACAAATATCTTAAAATTAGACATAAAATAGATTTTCTTAAATTCCCAATTATTCCCAATATTTACTAAAAATTCCCAATTTCACCCAATCCAACCCATCTTTCCAACACCAAACCACAAACAACACAAAAAACACTTTCTATTTTTGTCCTTCCTACAAATACACTATTTCTCTTGTTTTCCAGTTTATTTTTCATGCAACCCATTTATAAGCCATCACAAGCCTTTACAAGCCGTTGCAAACAATCCCAATAAATACCATGAACAACTCACAAAACGCCCTGACAGCCAATTTAAACCGTTATGCAATCTGTACAAAAGCTACCCAACTTATAAACCAAAAACAATACACTATATACAACTAAAATAAATTTCATTCATGCACAAATACTAACCAACTTCAAATTACAATACTATTTCTATATAATCTATACAAAAATCTTCAAGACATATAAAACTGCATAAATAAATACTCATTCCAACTAATCTTTTTTGTGAAAGACACACAACTAATTTTTATGCAGTCTATACATTGACACTATTTCAATCTATACAATATGCACAAGTAACATAATTTAATACAATCAATAAAATTATTTTTAGTTTCTGCCTGTCTATCTTCCTACCTTCTCTTTCGCTCACATCAACAGCTTTATAAGTTAGCTAACACTAATAATAGTTATTCACTGCTAACAATAGTTAGCCTATTATAACTCATACTATGATACTATGCTTTCACTTTATCCCTGTTTTCGTTCTTCCTTATCTTTCCAGTTTGTCTTTCCAGTCCCTATCTATTTATGAGTCTGTATAAGCCTATATAACACGTTTTACACTTTCATTTACTGATACTATTACATACAATCAAAAACCCCATACAAACCACAATAACGCCTTATAAATCGCTGTCAATCCTCAACCTTTCAATCTTTTCTTTAATTGCTTCCCTGATAAACCCAGCTTTACTATAATTATGCAACTTGCATATATTTTCTAAATTATTTACTTCTTCTATTGACATTTCTAATTTTACTTGTTTATAGTGTTCATCTTTCCACTTTTTATTTGCTTTTTTTCGTGCATCACTTACCATAAATCACTCCATTTTTTGGTATTTGCTAGTATTGTATAATTAAGTGTACTCATACTATTACATTTATTCCAGTATTAAAACACTTGTAAAAACGTATACGTCAATTATCTTCTTTCACATACTCAATAATATCTGAAGGTTGACATTCTAGTAAAAAGCATAGTTTTTCCAGATTATCAAAATTAATGTATTCTTTATTTCTAAATTTTTGAATTGTAGCCTCACCAAAAATTTTATCTTTTCGCAGCTTATAACTTGAATATCCTTTTTCTTTCAAACTTTCCATAATATCAATTTTATAACGTATCATTTTATGTTATCACTCCAATAATAATATACACTGAAAATAAGTGTACAATATCACTAAATACATACTAATATATACACTAAATAATTGTGCATATTGCGAATAGACATACACTATATATTAGTGTATAATAAACTCATAAAAGTTAAGACATTGACAGCGACATGCCGAACAATATATATACTTCCAAGTATATCATGACAATAGCTTAAATGTCAAACTTGAAAAGTGTACCTTGATAATTTAATAAGGCTTTACACCTTGAAAAATACCTTTTATAATGTATATAAAAACATACGATATGAAAGGGGTTGAAAGGATGAGCGAAAATATGAACAATCAAGAATTATGTATTTTACTTGATAGTATTCTAGCACTACTTGAAACAAATAACAGTGAAAAAGCAAAAGAAGTTATTCAAAATGCAATCACTAGAATTGACAAGGGAATGACAACAAGTAGCAAATAACAACTAAATCACAACTATTAAACGGGTGTAAGGTCTTATTAAATTATTAAGGTCTTACACCTTTTTAATTTTGAACCTTTACAATTTTATTATACATACGTTCTAAGGATTTTCAAATGTCTTTTGACAAGCCGCTTATTTTCCCTTATAATCAAAAAAAAGGGGGTGATAGTATGGCGGTTAGTGAAGCTAAAAAACGAGCCAATAAAAAATGGGAGCAGGCGAATTATAAACGCTTAAATATTGCATTACCATTAGCCGAATTTGAAAAAATAGAAAACTATTGTGTAGAAAAAAACATTTCTAAAAATGGTTTTTTACGGCAGGCAGCTCTTGAAAAAATAGAACGTGATTCTTAACACGTTCTTATTTTTTTTACTAAAAAATACATTTAAACAGTTGTATAAAATAACCAAAAATACACCTGAACAAATGTATAAAATGTCAATAGACAGTACACTTAAACAGTTGTATAATAAACTTGTAAATAAGAAAAGCAAAACAAAAGCAAGACCGCCGTATCTGGTAAAGTGGGACTAATAACCCACATAATCAGGACGGACAAAAGGAAAGCACATTGACAACTACAAGGGTTAGCCGCCCGACAAGGCTAGGATTTAGTAACTAAGTAGGAATTAAAAAGCCTACTGCTATCAGTCCGCAAAGTATCCAATGCAGGTCGGATGCTAAATGGTGGCTATATTCCAATGGATACCAAAAAAGGAAGGTATTAAACAGGAATGAAAACAAAGACAAGGAAATACAAAAAATGCAAAGAATAAAAATCAATTTTTGAAAGAGCGAAAATTGACGGATTTCCAGAAAGCAAAGGCTCGACCATTACATAATTCTAAAAAAAGGATTTAGGCTGTTTTTGCAATACTGGAAAGCGTTCCGCTCAGGCGGTGAAGAATTTTCGCTCAAATGAGAAATTGAAAGAGATAAAAAAAGAATAGAAAAAGGAAGTGTATGATAATGAGAAAACAGTTTTTCGCAGATTGTACCACGTTAGACGAATTAAAAAGGGCATACCGTAAAGCGTGCCTGCGCAATCATCCAGATAATGGCGGAGATACTACTACAATGGCAAAAATAAACGCCGAATACACGGAAGTTTTTAACCTTCTGAAAAAGCAGCACAACGAAAAAGCAAAACAGGATACCACAGGCAAAACAAAGGAAATGCACGAATGTCCTGAAGAATTTATTTCAATCATTCAGGCACTTCTTAAAATGGATGGTTTGACGGTTGAGCTTTGCGGTTCTTGGGTCTGGATTGCTGGCAATACCAAACCTTATAAAGAAGAATTGAAAGCTATCGGTTGCCGTTGGGCTTCTAAGAAAAAGATGTGGTACTGGAGAAACGAAAAGGATAGTTGCAAAGGAACACGAAAAACAAAAACGATGGCAGAAATCCGATTTAAATACGGTTCGGAAACATATCAATCTAACAACTTCAATTCCATTCCAGCATTTGCATAAAGGAGGGTTTACAATGACATTGACATTGAAATATGAACAAAAAGGATTTTTTGGAGGGTTTATTTACACTGAAGAAACGAAAGAGAACGCCACAAAACAGGATTTTCTAAAGACAATGCGCCACATGAAAAAGAATTTTGATACGGCTATTGAAATTGATAATACCATTTGCTTTTGGGATAATATGCAGGCGTTTGAACACGAAACAGTAACGGTTCGTGTTTTTGAAAGTGCAAATTCCAGAAAAGAATATATTCAAGATTTTAACTGTTTCAAAAAAGAATGGGCGCACAAATTTGCAGAGTAGGCAGAAAATAGGGAATGAAGAAATTTCATTCCCTTTATTGTGCTTATTCAGGCACACGAAAAACAAACACAAGGGAAAAGGAAAGAGGGAATACTATGAAAAATGTATGCTATGGAGTCGCGTTTGCAGCTATGCTTGTAGCAGTCAATGCGCTTGTATTAGCTTCCCTGATGGGTTTTAACAACCTGATGGAGCTTGTGCAGGTCATTTAAACACAGTGGAAAAAGAAGTCATTGCATAGGCTTATAGGTCTATGCTATCATGTAAAGAGGATAGGGAGGAAAACATCATGATTAAAAACGCAAAATTGGAACACCTTTTCAAACTCAGCAGTAAAGTAACTTTGATTGTACCAGCTACAATCAATATCACAGAAGAAATTGATAATACTCCTTATGTGGAAGAAGTTGCAGCTCTCTTTTCTGAGTGCTTCGGAGGTGCAACCGCAGCGCAGACCTTAGGATATTGGAAAAGCCCTACAATGGGACTTGTGAAGGAAAAATCTACAACAGTTTATGCTTATTGCGCAGAAAAAGACCTGTTAGAAAATATTGATAGAATTATCGGGAAAGCATACGATATTAAGGAACGTTTAAAACAGGATGCAGTTGCACTGGAAATCAACGGCGAAATGTATTTCATTTAAGAAGGAGTGAAAAAAATGTGTTATCAAATGATTGTTACAATTTCAAATCCAGATACACCAAAAGGGATGTTTAGTGCTTTAAATTTGAATCTGGAATGGAAATTTTCAAAAAACGATAAAACCTATGGAAATAAGTACTATGTCAGAGTACAGGGAGAAGGGTTTGAGCCTATGGGTTTTGACTTGAGATATGATAAGTCTTTTGACAAGAACCACCCAGAAAAATGGATTGAGGCATGGGCGAGAAACTACTGGAATGGTAAGGATGGAGCATGGCAGGTTGCAAAATTGGAAATTGAGAAAATTTGATAGAATGGTGGAAAATTCAAGCCCATAAAATCAATTTGTGGGCTTGTGTATTCTATGATGGAAGAAAAGAAACACGCAGAGGAATGAAAAATAAAACTTTTCATTCCTTTTTTTATTGCAGAAAATCATAAACGGAACAATCACACAACCAGAGGGAGGAATCATCATGCAGGACAAAACAGTATATTTAAATGAGGTTGCAAGGGAATGTATGGCGGAGCTGGATGCTTTAGATATCCACTATGGAAACATTCAGGCGTTTACCGTAAATACAAGGTCTTTGAGAAGATGGGGTCAGTGCAGATATCGGAACGGCAGCTATACTATCAATGTTTCTTGCAGATTGTTAGAGGAATCCGTACCAAGGGAAATTTTGAAACAGACCGTATTGCATGAAATTTTGCACACCTGTAAAAATTGCATGAATCACAAGACAGAGTGGAAAACAGTTGCAAATCAGGTCAATCGTGCCTATGGATACAATATTAAGCGTTGTACCAGTGCAGAGGAATTGGGATTGCAGGACGTACAGGTTAAAAAATCCTATAAACATTTGTTTCAATGTGCATGTTGTGGAAATGAAATTCCACGCTTTCGAGAATCTAATTTTACAAGGAATTACAAACAGTATCGGTGCGCCCTGTGTGGTGGAACGATTAAAAAACTTTATTAAAACAGAAGTAATTAGAGGAGGTCGGAACGTATGACAAACAAGGAATATAAAGAGGCAATGCAGGCGGCAGAATATAGAGAAAAATTCGCACTTGAGAACGGAGTAGCGCAGCTTGTAACGGTCAATGGTGACAGGTGCTATAGATTTACATATTCAAAAGAACATGAATATCAGGATGCGAACGGCGCGATTTATAACACCAAGCGGAAAGCATGGATTGATTAAGGGGGAAGATGGTATCAATATGGTAGCACAGCTAAAAGAGAAAACAGACCAGAAAAAATTAAAAGAAAAATATATGGACATTATTTGCAAGGAGGTGTGGGTGGATAGTGTACAAATGCAGAAGTATGCAAGAAAAAAATGCGAATACGTTATTGAGCTTTCAAACGGAAATATCATTGACATTGATAAGCCAAGTATTGAAAAAAACTTCTGCTTTGGCTATGGAATGTACGCACGTTCCACAGATAAAGAAGCAGCAAGCGCAGATGCTTGCGCGGAACACGCAAAAACAAACACAGACTATTTCATTGAAGAAAATATGAAACAAATCACAGATAATATTGCAGTCTTGGAGGAAGCACTTGCAGGAGAGAAAGAGGTCTACACCTTTGTACGTTATTGTGGCGTGCCTGATACTAGCAAACTGATGGGGTGGAAGTGCTGTAAAATCTGGGACAATCCAGAGAATGAGCCTTGGAAATGGAGTCAGCTTAGAACGGTTAGAAAGCTGGAAAAAGAAGATATTCAGCTTATCATTGACGGATACGAGGAGGTAGGAAAACGCTTTCGGAAACGTCTGCAAACATATCTGAAAAGATATGGACTTAGTAAATTGAACGTCTGGACTTATTTAAGAGATTAAGGGAGGAAAAAGAAATGTATAGCAGCTATTATGATAGATATAAGGATGTATTTACAAGGGAGGAATACGCAAGCATTGAAAGCAATTTATCACCCTTTGTGGCAAATTTCGGATACCCTGTTATTCAAAAAGGTGAATTGGAGGGATGGTTTATTTTTCTGAATGGAAATAGCAGCCCTATCATGTATTGCTATGACATTGCAAATTTAGATGGTTGGCTATGGGGATGCGTACAGGGTGCAAACCATCGTTTGCCGATGTATCGCAAGGAATTATATGTTCTATGGCTTGACGGAGAATTGGATGTAGAAGAAAACAGAAAAAAATAAGTAAAAAAATATAAGTTTTGGAAATGATAGGGAGGAGTAATTTCAATGGAAATGAAAGATATTGCAGGCAGACTCGTAAAAATCGGAAAAACCAGTATCACAGTTAAGGATGAATATAATAAAACAAGAGGAATTGTTCGGAATATTACTTTGTTTCTGGATGCTCCTACTAGGGTACAATTTCAATATAAGAAGGTCGCGAAAGATTGTGGTTGGTTTGATTGTAGAAATGAGTCATTGTGGAAATGTATGATTATTTGTGATGGGCAGTTATATCTTCTAAAGGACACAGGGAGACTTACCAGATGGATGGACTTAATGAAAAAGGTGGAATGGGTGCGCGAAACGGATTACCCAAAATACGAGAAGGAATTGCAAATTTATAACAAAGCAGAGGAGCTTGGTATTCAGGTTATTGAATGTGAATTATTATAAGTGCATGGGAAACAGAGGAGGAATAAATCATGAAATTTACAATTCATCAGAAGGAATTAAAGAAGTTAGTGGAAAAGGTTGTAACCGCTATCAATAAAAACGCAGCTCTTGAAGCATTGAAACAGGTGCATTTCAAGGTAGAGCCATGTAAGCTGACGCTTTGGGCAACGGATTTAGAGCAATTTGTTATTGTTCATACCCATGAGATTACAAATATCACAGATACAAATAAAGAATTTTCGGCATGGAATTTTGCCATGCACATTGATGATATTAAACTTTTGACTAAGCTGTCTGACTTTATCACATTGGAGCAGCTTGACGCACATACTATTCAGGCGCAGAGTGGAAGAAAAAAGGTAAGATTTCCTTTGGCAGAGGAGGCAAAAGATATTGATATTCCGACAGTTACAGAGGATGCAATTTTAACAGTCAAGGAAAATTGGCTTTTGGAAACAGTAACAGGGATGGTAAATTTTACAGCAGCAGATGATAGCAGACCAATCTTGCAGGTGTTCCATTTCAACACAAAGGAAGATAGGGTTGAGGCGGTAGATTCCTACAAACTTGCTACACGCACACTGGAAAATCAGACTATTCATTCTGTACAGGAAAATCATTTTAAGACAGTGCATTTGCATAAGAAATGCGTTCCTGTGTTTAAAAAATTGTTGGATAAAAAATCTGAAAATGCAGTAGACATTACACGCAACGATAAATATACAAAGGTATCTGGAAATGATTTTACATATATGGCGCGTGTAGTAGAAGGAGAATTTTTTAAAATCAATCGTGTGATGCAGCAGGAAAATGAATATTCTATTACTTTAGACAGAGAAAGTCTGAAGGAAATCATGAAGTATGACATTGATTTAAGCAAGACTGATAAAGAGAAAGGGGTATATCCAGTTGCATTTTATCATAAAGATGGGAAGCTGTATACTTATATGGAGACAGCTAAATATGTGTCCAGTGATGAGATTGAAACAACGGAAAACACAATGAACAAAGGTTTTTGTGTTGCCTTTAATCCGCTTTATTTCATGGACATTTTAAATACCATTGATACAGAGACTGTCCGTTGTCAGGGAAGATATAGCTCTGTGAATGGCTGGATAGTTACAGGGCAGGAATGGCAATTCTTTGTATTGCCAGTACGCTTAAAAACAAAATTTGCTGAGGAAATGGAAAGGTATTTTAGCAATTTGCATTAATTGAAAGTAACGATTGCAACGGAAACCGTCATATCAATCGCATGGCGGTTTATTCGTTACGAATAAATGATAGTTTGGAGATGAAATAAATGAAAGTTACAAATATTCAATGGGAAACCGATGGTTATAATGTAGATTTACCTACTGAATTGACAATCCCAGAAGATTTTATTGATAAATATGGAGTTGATGAAGATGGTGTATCTGATTGGCTTTCAGATGTAACTGGATATTTGCATGATGGATTTACAATCGTAGAGGACTGAATGGAGGAATCGTTTATGAAAAATACGAAAAGATTACACATTACTATGGCGTATACATTTGTTGGGGGATACTGGCATTGATATCCCTATGGAGTTGTTAGAGGGTAAGACAGAAGAAGAACAGTACGATATTGCATTTTGGTACGCACAGGAGCATATTGATGAAATTCCCGTTGCTGCTAATGCGGAATATATTTCAAATTCTGATAATTTTGAAATGGAGGACATTGATTTTGATGACAATGTAGAATAAAACAAGATTTTCGTCGAGAAGAACGGAGGAAATTTTATGAGTTATGTAATCGTCAAAGGTAAAAGTAATAGAGCATTAAATGATTTTGAATTTAATGGATTACCAGTTAAATCAAATGCTACTATGTGGCAAATGATTGAAAATCCTGAATCATGTTATTCAAATAGACTATTCCACTTTTACAGTGATTGTGCAGGTAGCTATAGGACAATTGAAGAAGCAGAATATCATATTTCTTTGATAAAAAGACAAATTGAAGAAAACAGAGACAGATATGAAAGTTGTATTAAAGGTTCAACGGATAAAATGTTAAAATTTGCTAATCAGTTGAGAGTGATTGATATTGAAGAAAGTAATTTTAAACATGATGATAATTATGCGAACGCAAAACCAATGTGGGAATGAAACGATGATTTGATAGGAGGTATTGATTATGACACAAAAAGAAATCTATTGTACAGGACGTGCTGAATATCTTGCTGAGTATGAAGGGTATTCACTTATAGAAGGATATCAGGTTGCAGAAAAGGAATGGGAATGTAAAGAGGAGGACTGATATGAGATTACCACAAGAATTATTTGCAGAAGCATTATGGGCAGAATGGGACGTTCACTATGGGGTTATCCGTAAAGAGAGATTAACAACCCTGCTTAGAAGATATAACTTAAAATTAAAAAAAGGAAAAAATTTAGATGATATAAAACTGGCTTTCGGTCAAGGTCTTAAAAATACGTTTGGTAATACAGCAACTCAAATAGAACAAATTGCTAAGGAAATTGATAAAATATGTATTATTGCTAACTGGGAGCAGGCTGTAGCAAGATATCATGTGAAATATTAAATATAAATAGAGAAAGACCAGAATGAAAAGTAATTTGAACGGAGGAATAGTATATGAAAACAATAGAATTAGTCTTAAATGATTATATTGGAGATGACTATAATCCATCAAGAGAGGTAAAATTTGTAATCACAGAGGAGTGCTTGGCTGATTATTTAAGGGACACAGAAGATGATAGAAGTATCAGTCAGTTTCTTTACACTTATAATAGTGATGAATCATCTGTAATTTATGATTATGCTACAAATGATGGGCGTATTTTATCAGAAAAAATTACTTATTGTGATGATTTTGAAGAAAATTACAAACGTTTTATATGTGTGACACAAATGTTCGACCCTGATATATCAGCAAATGAAATCGCAAGTCGAGAAGATTATTATTGGAACGTATATAAAAGGATACTAAATGGAAGAACGGAGGGATTAGTATGATACATAGGTCACAGATTTTTGTTAGATATAAAGAAGATGGGGAACGGAAAATGGTAGCGCGTCAATATCTTATGAACTATGGAGAATGTATGATTAGTCGTGCAAGATATGGGATTGCGTGGATTAAATCTATCTGTAAATATATAGACGAGGTTGGATATAAACTGTATCGCGTTTTAGATACAAATTTTGATATGGGTGATTGTACTATCAGTTCTAACCTTCTTATAGAATATATTGAAGATGATTTGCTGGATGATACTCTGAATGACTTCATGTTTAATCAGCAAAGTAACGATAATGGAAGACTGCTTATTGATATACTCCCAGACGGAACAATTAAATATGCTTTTCTTGATTGTGATAATGAAAAAGTCATGTCGGCTGCTGAATATATGGATTGGGATATGGGCGAAAAATGGACAACCCCTACAAAATATATGAGTCAAAAAGTTATTGATACCTGTAAGAGAAATATCGAAGATATTAACAAAATGGCAGTACAGATGACAGAAGATGAAGTTCGGGAATTTATGGAATTCGATTATTCGTATTTGTTAGAAAATGTATCGCAAACTTTTTGTTGGAAAATGTATTGAAAATTTAATGCTTGAATTCCAACAAGAATGGAATTGTAACAATGAAATAATGACTTGACGGGCGGAATCCTTATGAAGTATATGGAGAAAGGTAAGTTGACAGGTGATACAAATGATGCTCAAAACATTTCTTAATGTGTTACCAGAGGATTCTTTGATATGTATCAAAAAGACAGGTGATGATATTCCAATTTTTATGGGTCGTGTTGATAGTTATTGGAGAAATTATGCAAAGCTACATCATGTTTTTAAAAGAATTGTAAAGGCAATTCCACATGAAGATAACGGAACTTATATAACAATTTATATATTTTCGTTGCAATCTTTATTGCATTTGGGTGTAAAAAGGATTATAGCAAGGGTAGGAGAGGATTTATTATGAAAGATATGGAAGTGGTAAAACAGGTTATGTCTGGTTTGAGCAATTTTTTGTATTGGTATAACGAAGATGCTACACAGCAGCTTATGGAATTGTTTGATAAGATTAGTAGGGTAGAACTAACAACAGCAGCTGATTACATTAAAATGTATGATGAGAATTTCTATACTTACGCAACATGGGACGAATTAGTTAATAGTGAAAAAGATAATACGGATGGTCTGACTGAAGAAGAATGTAAAGAACAGTTGAACGAAACTATCTGGCAATTACCCTGTGGTTGGTATATACAGTATGTGTAAAGGAGTTGATAATAATGGAATATATTTTAACAGAAAAAGGACGAGAAAATGTCACATGGTTTATTAAAGAATGTGCTGCAAAACGGAAAGAAATTTTAGATGCAGGGATTGGCACTGCCGATGATACAAATTTGCCAACAGAAGAAGATATTGTATCAGATTTAAATTACGGAGAGGGCATTGATGAAGATGGTGATTATTACAACAGCTGGGGTGTAACAGACAATTATGCTTATGATTTAATGCTTGAGCTGAGTATTGATGAAGATTTTGTAGAGGTAAAATGAAACGAATATTTGATTGGAGGCATTGATTATGAAAGAGGGAACAATTAGAGTACCAGTAAATGGTGGTTTTTTGGTTGCAGGTAAAAACGTCGATGATGATTATGATGGCATTTACATCGTTTTTGAAACAGATGATGGTGACATTATTGATATTGTAACAACAGAATGTAGAAAAAGTGAGCTGAAAAGGAAAATCCATATTTATTCTTACCTTGATGTGTATTCTGATGATTATACATCCAAAAGTACCATTGATATTGATAAAATTTATGATGCACTGAACGGATAAGGAATGGTTAAATGGATATTAAAGAAACTATTTTGGACTTGATTACCAAAAATAAAGAGCAATGTTTACAAGACAGATGGTACGGTGTAGATGAATATTTTACAGGAGAGACTGACGGTTATCATAATGCTTTAGTTGATTTACTTAATCGGTTAGGGATGGAACATGATGAAAAACGGATATAAGAATGGTGAAATAAAATCAGAATTTGATTGAGGTGATTTATAATGACGCTTACATATATGGAAGAATATTTAAATAACGTAGCTGACGGTACAGATTTTCAGTTTACGCTATCCCAAGACAGTGACAATTTGACAGTAGGTGTACAAGGAGATAACCCTGCTGGTGAAGATTGGTGGATGGAATTTTATATTAAATACCCTGTGAACGAAACGGATTTAATCAATAATGTAAGGAAAGAAGTGTGGGACTACTATGAAGCATTTGATATTGAAGAAGAAGTTTATTTAAAATTAGAAGCGAAACGGAACGGTTTTCGTGGTGTACCTGATGTTGTGACTTTGGTACATAATGAAGAATATAAGATAACAGTATTAGAAGAACTTATTGAAACATTGGTAAATGCAGCGTGATAAGGAGGTACTATGAATACATATCAGCTTGGTTGCAATGCTTATTTTGATGGCGAATGGACATTTTGTGTTAAAGCTGCTAATAAAGCAGATGCTTTGGACAAAGGTAAAGAGGAAATGAAACTGAAAGGAAACATGAAACTTGAAACATTGAGAGTAATTAAGAAAGTACAGAAAGGAAAATCAACATAGTAATTTTCTTAATTTTTTCAAAAAATTTTTAATTTGCCCTGAAAAATGATAAAATTACATAGAGATATAGGTATAAGGGGCAAACAAATACATATAAGCGAGGAGGAATTTTTTTATGAAAAATGAAGAAATTAAGAAATATCAGGACTTTTTAAAACTCAAGGGATTCCAGCTAAAGAAATCCAAGGAAAACTTCTATCAGGACGATGGAATTTTCTGGGAATATCTTGTTACAGGTGACGACCTGTGGAAAGTGGGTCTGTGTGAGAAATTTAATCAGATGTTTCATACAAACATCTGTCTTACCGACTATATTCAAGTGGTTGGGCTACGATGCAAGGACGATTTCAGCGAATGTGCATTTTTTGCTGACTTTTCCTACCGCAAGATGACGGTAGAAAACTTTTTGCAATTTGTTGAGGAAGTTATGTGACTATGAAAAGATACGAGGAGAAGGAGGAAACTAAGATGGAAAGACAGAAATTCTACGATGAAGAACGAGATTGTCCCGTTCAAAACGGAGAAGGAACATGGTGTGGCAACATGGCAGAGTGCTACGAATCTGCCTGTTCTGGATGCAGCATCTGCAAACACAAGGCGTATCTTGGCAATGCCTTTAGTTTGCAGATGCTTCCTTCTGATGGGAGCGTATCTGTCGAAACAGTAAGCGCATCGGATATCCCTATGGATATTGTTAGCTGTATTGGTCATACTGATACAGCAAACGTACTGTCCGACATTATGGGAATGGAAATTCCTGTAAACAGAATGTCTGTCACACTCAATGATGGTGATGTTCTGTACGTTGCTCAAGTCATTGGTGGTAGACTCCCCGAAGGGAGTACAACACTGCCAAACGGCTTTGCCTTCAAATTTATGAAGGTAAAATTTCAAGGGCAATAAGATAGTCAACGGAAAGAAATAATATGATAAAAAACGAGCCGTTTTGGTTCGTTTTTTTATTATCAAATATATAAATTGCTAGGTTAAGAAAATTGGTAAACAAATCTGTTTGCACTGTTTTATGTAGGAAAGGATGATGATATGGTTAGAATTGATGCCCACAAATTGAAGGTTAAATATAATAAAGACTTTCATGGTGGAGAAAAATATGCTACAATAGTAAAAGAAGTATTAGAGAAAAAGCATAATGTTATTTTGGATTTTACAGGTGAAAAGGAATGTAGTCAAGGCTATAATAGTCTATGGCAGCACATGAACCGACATGGCTTGAAAAATGATATCCGTATCGCCATGAGGAATGATGATAGCTGTGGTGTTTATCGCCTTGTAATCAGTTTTCGTGTCAGACGCAGGGACTTACTTTTCCAAAATGACGATGCTTGTGAACGGTGCTAAAATATGAAATGATATTAACATGAATTAAAGGAGGAAATGAGTATGGCTGGATTGATTGCTTGTATTTTACTTTTCATTTGTTATAAATATGCTGACTATCAGCAGAAGCAGAAGGTGGAGCATTATGACCTTTCAAAGGTAAACACATTAAAACTTACAATGGACATGGATAAGCCGTTACATGTTAGGGAACAGAATCTGATTGCAGGCAAGTATGATTTCAAAGAGGGAGAATATGACGCTCTGGGGAAAAGACATTAAGTGATTGCTTAGAATAAAAATAGTGTAGAGATAGAACATTGACAAGAGTCAGTGTTCTTTTTTTGTAGAAAAATCGAAATGTAAAATGTATTCAGCGTTTTGTAATAAAAAATGAACGGAGGAACAATATGGATGTAAAAATCTTAACCAGTGATAGTAAAAACAATGAATTTTATCCAACACCAAAGAAATTAGTAAAGAAGATGGTAGAGGGTGTACAGTGGAAAATGGTACACACTATTCTTGAACCTTCTGCTGGGAAAGGTGATATTTTAGACGCGCTAGAAGAAGTAGAGTTGGAGCAGAGAAGCTATCAGAGGCATAACGGCGAGTTGGAATTGTATACATGGAAAGAGAAATTGTTTAAATTATACGATATTGACATTGATTGTGTTGAAATTGATGAGAATCTTCAACATATTTTGAAGGGGAAAGGTTACAGAGTAGTCCATGATGATTTCCTGACCTTCCAAACATTTAAGAAGTATGACTTGATTATCATGAACCCACCCTTTTCCTGTGGAGATAAGCACTTGGCAAAGGCTTTGCAGATGCAGAAGGGTGGGGGTAGTGTTATTTGCCTGCTCAATGCGGAAACAATTAAAAATCCATATAGTAACCTACGAAAAGAATTGGTACAGTCATTGGAAAAATACAATGCAGACATTGAATATGTTGCAAATAGCTTTTCTGGTGCAGAGCGGAAAACAGATGTTGAAATTGCGATTGTGACAGTAACTATTCCAGAGAAGAAGCAGGAAAGTGATATTTATAATCGTATCTATGATAGGATGAAAAAAGCAGCAGAATACGAAGAACGCAGTACAGAAACAGGTACAGATGTCATGATAGGTGATTATATTAAAGCGATTATTTCGCAATTCAACATAGAGGTTGCCAGTGGGGTTGAATTGATTCGTCAGTTCTGGGCATTGCAGCCACATATCCTAACGGACTTCAAAGAAGGAACATCTGCATCTATTTTAAAGTTGACACTTGATGGGAAACATAATGATGTTTCTATCAACAGCTATGTGAAACGTGTGCGCTTAAAATATTGGAGTGCTTTGTTTTCCAATAAGAAATTTACAGGCAATTTCACAAGCAATTTGATTCGGGAGTATAGCAGTCTGGTAAATGACTTGCAGGAATACGATTTTTCTGAGCATAATATTCGTGCAATTATGACGGACATGAGCAGAAAAATGAATAAAAGTATTGAGGAAGCTATCATGGAAATGTTTGATAGATTGTCAGCGCAGCACGCTTGGTATAAGGAAAGCGCAAATAATATCCATTATTATAATGGATGGGCAAGCAATAAGGCGCACAAGGTCAATAAGAAGGTTATTCTGCCATGCTATAATGTTTTTAACCGTTGGAGTGGAAATTTAGACACCTATCACGCCATGGATACACTCAAGGATATTGAGAAAATCTTTGATTTCTTTGATGGAGATATGACCAGCTCTGTGGATATGTGTCATGTGCTAGAGGTAGCACAAGAAAAGCCAAAAAATATCGAGTGTAAATATTTTACAGTCACATTTTATAAAAAGGGTACAGTGCATATCACCTTTAAAAACTTAGACCTGTTGGAAAAATTCAATATCTATGCAGCTAAGAATAGACGTTGGTTGCCACCCGATTACGGGAAAAAACAGTATAAAAATATGACGCATGAGGAACAGGCGGTTGTAGACGATTTCCAAGGCGAGGAAGCCTATAATAAGGTAATGGCGAACCAGTCTTATTTCTTGGTGGAAACACAGGAACTGTTGCAGCTTGGATGCTAACAGATGCTATTCACTGCGTTCTGTGGTATAATGGAGAGTGTTAGGATGAAAAAATTTAAATTGTTTATGGGACATTTGGGTAACGGTATTACTGTTTGCAATAAGGCAGTAGAGGAAAACGGAGATTATAAAAGTGTTGCCCACATTGCGGAATGTGGGAAAATCACATGGTATGTCAATCCTGTAGGATATGTACCAGCTGATGCACTGTTAAAAATTGAGCATGTTGCTAATGCGCAGCATGAAAAATGGGAACAGTGGCTTAGGTCTATGCCAAAATTTCAACAGTATCAGACGCTGTTAGATGCCGTACCGATGAATGTCATGCTTTCTGTAATGGATTTGGATTGTGGGCTTGAAGGAAGAATTCATTACTTGAAGAAAGTGTGTTATGAAAAATCTTATTTTTGATGGTAATGAGATAGAGGTGAATTGATATGGATAAAGTTATGAAGGCTGTCCATGAAGGCTGTCCTTTATGTGATGGCACGGAAGAATATGGTGACAAGTATGATGCAGGATACACTATGATGCTTACCGAGGAAGATAATGAATTAAATCTTGTACACTACGATGCTTGGTGTGCTGATTTTACTATCAATTATTGCCCGATTTGTGGCAGGAAATTAAAAGGTTAAAAGGAGAATCAAAATGCAAATGAGAATTGGACAGAAATTTCACGCAGTAGATAGAATCGGTTTAGAATCCGAATGGATATTTGAAGGGGTCGAAGATGGCGTTTTCCAGTGTAGAGCTATCGGTGACACCTTGAAAAGATGCGAAAGGGATGTTGAAATTCATAAGCAAATAGGTGACTATGAAGAACAGGACTATGATTACTATGTGACAATTCATGTAAAACAGGATTGGTTTGATAATCGGAAAATTACGTTGTTGGACTAAGCAAAATATGAATAGGGGGTAGAAGGTAATTATGTTTTTACATCATACTAATATTGAAGCAATTAAGGAAAATGTATCTTTGCCTTTCTTAAATTTAGATATCCAGCCATCTAATATTCCGTTTTGTGTATACCATCCGTATTTGGAGTCATCTACGGTGCAAGTACCCATTGACATTGAACTACCAATGGAAGTAGAAAATATTGCTTTTGTTGACGTTTTGGTTGATGAAAACGGGCGTAACCAATGGGTTCGGAAAATGGAAAATGTAATTCATAACGCTACAGAACTATTTAGCCTGTATATAATTGTACGAAAATCATATCGTCTAGCATTTTTAAAATATGCCAAAGAATATATGTCTTTAAAAGATTTTTCTACATACCTTGCAGACGCATGGGTGTCTTCTGAAAATCCAAATCAGGATGCAAATTGTAGTCTTGATATGCTGATTTCTTGGTTTCAACAGGCAGATAAAAAGACTTTGATGGTGGCAGAGGACTATAAAGTATACACTGCACTGCCAGATGAGCTGAATATTTATAGAGGCGTAGCTCTTGGTAGAGAACCAAATGGATTATCTTGGACTGCTAATTTGGGAAAGGCAAAATGGTTTGCACATCGTTTTGACAGAGGAGATAAACAAGGGTATGTCGAAACGGCTATTGTAAAAAAAGAAGATGTCTTGGCTTATTTCAATACCAGAGATGAAGATGAATTGGTAGTAAATGTAATGAATCTGAAAATAGAAGTAGTGACAGAAAAATAAGCTATAAGGAGGGAATTTTTATGGCATTAGATTATTATACCAACATAGCAATCAAATTTGCAGAGGATACAAGAGAATGGGGAGGAATTTCTGAGTTTGTGTGGTACACCACTACGAACAATACAAATGATTGGGTTGAAAGCAGTGATAACGCACACGGCGGTATGGATGTGTCTTGGGCGTTCCATTTGTCAGAACAGGAAATCAAAAGAATTGCTCCATATCAATTCATCAATGAGATTAGAGAGCTATTGCAGGTTGCAGTGGATGACGGTTGGGATAAAGATGGGTTGCAAGCTATTTTGGATTTGCTAGATTAAGGAACGGTGATGGCAGATGAAATATCGAGAATTTCTTGACTTGACAGATGATGAAATTAGGCAAATTGTAACAGATATTTTTGCACCAGTAAAAATTGAAAATATCAAAAGACATAAGAAATGGAATAATTTTACCGTAGATATTACCACAGATGGATGGGGTGATGGGGCAGGCGGTACAATGGAAATTACCGATAACATTGAATTAACTATGGATGATATTTCTGTAGATTTCTATGTTGACCCAGCAGATGAATGGACATGGAAACAATTTCTTCTTGTTAAAGGTTGCAATAAATTATTAAAAGACAATCCGTATTTAGCAGAATAAGGACATAAAAAATAGGGAGGTTATAATGATATGTTGCATGATTTACTTGGTGCAGAACTATGTATTAACGGGAATGGCGCAGAAGTGAGCGCAATTCTTGGTGTCGGATATGAAGTTAGTTTTTTTGATGTGCGTCAGGGACGGATTTATATGGATGCAGATGAGGTAAGAAAATTTTTGGTAAAACGGGAGTGATATTCGTGAATTATAATTCTTTATTGGAGTCAAAAGGGTTTACTTTAAATCAATATCCAGATGCAGCTTTGTGGGAATTGGTTGTGGAAAATAATGAAGAACAAAAAAGGCATATTTGTAAGATTTTTCATGCAGTAATTGATGATTTCATGGATATGACAGATATTCACACTTTGATTTTACAATGTACTGATGATTATACACAGTGCGTGTTTTACTATGATTGTAACATCTGGGACATAGAAACAAATCAATTTATTGAATGTGTTGAGAAGATTTGATGTAGTATATGCAAAAAAATGGAGTGGTTTTTATGGCAAGAGGTTTTGGTTCATCAGCAAGTGGCAGAGCTTGCCATTGCGAAGTAAAAGATAAAGCAAACTGGGAGATTATCGGGTACGCTGGGAAGAAAAATGTTGTATATTGTAATAAGTGCCATGCACAATTGGACACTTCTGCAAGGTATACAGAAGAATTGCAAAAGCATCATATTTAAAGTGAGTAAAATAAAAAGATAATTTTATCAAAGAATGGGAGTGAAGATATGGAAAATAAGTATAAGGTAGAACAGACTCAATTTGGAACAAAAACAACCCATCCTAGTTATGGCACATTAAGATTTAGTAGAGTAACTGGTGGGAAAACATCATTGTTTGGAAGCAGTATAGAACATAGAGATACAATTATCATGGAATTGTATCATGCAAGTATTGAGAGGAATTTGTATCGCGATTGGATTTATAATAATCGTCCGATTGCAAAAGTAGAAATGAGTTATTCTCAGTTTGCTGAAGCCATCACATCATTTGGATGTGGTTCTGGTATTCCTGTGACAATCCGTTTGACTGAAAAAGATGGTCAGATACCTGAATGTGATTTTGTTAGCAAAAGAGAACAATTCACAGATGAGTTTAAGGAAAAGAGAAAGCAGGTAATGGATAATTCTCAACAGTTGATTCAGGACATTACAAATTTATTTACCCAGAAAAAGACGTTAACAAAAACAGATAAAGAAAATATCATGGCAAAATTAACTAAACTCAATAATGATTTGGGTACTAATATAGATTTTATAGCAGACCAGTTCAATGAACAAATGGATAAGACTGTCATGGAAGCAAAGGGTGAAGTCGAAGCATTTTGCCAAAATAAAATCAATACTATTGCTAACGCAGCATTAGTTGAGCATAGGGACGATTTGTTACAGTTACAAAATCCAGTAAGTTTTGTTGAAGAATAAGGATGTGGCTTATGGGAATCACAAAGGGATTTTATACCAGAGACTTCTATTTCATGCCAACCCTTCTCTATCACAACGGGGACGGTATATATAAGACTTTAGAAATTGCTTGGTTAAAATGGTATATAGGTGTGGTTTGGTGAAATTTTTCAATGTTAACTTGGGAGTGACGCTATGGATTTAGTAAGAAGATATTTAACATATTTACAAGATATGTTATGTGATGAAATTGCACATGATTGGGAACACGATGTAAGGTTTAAAACAAAAAGAGAAATGCAGCAATATAATTGTGGCATTGCCAAAGCTATGGGACTAACAGACGAACTATTGGATTTGCCAGAATTTCACAGTCCAATGTTCAATCAGTTTAGAAATATGAAATGAAATAAAAGAATTATTTTGTTAGGAAGGTGGATTAGATGAAAATAATTGGAAGTTTTGTAGATTGTATTTTTGATGTACATTTATATCAAGAAGATATGGAAAATATTAGAACGAAATTGATAAATAGGTTGCCAAATAAAAGAATTTGTGACTTGGCAGATGTACTTATTATTGAAACAAAGTACGATTTATATGTTGTAAAAATACGAACACCTGAAATGAAAAGTAATGGTGGTATAGATGTGGAAAAGACACATCAGAAAATTTATGATACAGAATTTATTGAAATCTCTGAGCATGATTATGACGGACTGGGTTATAAAGAAGCAATTCAAAAAACTAATGAATTATTAAAACTTGGAGCGTATGTTATTTTCAAAATGGATATTGATGTTGATGCGTTATTAAAGTAAATGGAGTTGATATAATGAATAAATGTAATTTTTGTGTGTGGTCAAAACCAACAGGTCAGATTGGAGCATGGGAATGTTTAGCTACTGATAGATATAATTATTGTATATGTGCTGTTCAAAGAATGATGCAATATGCCGATTTAAGAGCAAATGGGAACAAAGATATATTCTCAGAACTACATGCAGATTTAAATAGAATGACCGAAGCAATTTCGAGATTAAGGTAATAATAGGAGGGTAGTTGCATATGTTGAAACTTATCGGTGAGAATGGAAAATCAATTATTGCAGAAGCATTACAAGAATATAGCCATGCGAAAGTATATGTGTATGATACTTACGAGAATCCAGTATTAAATTATTATGTGGATGCCAATAGATATAGCGTACAAGAATTTTGCGATTTTGTATATAATGACCTTGCAAAGTTTGCACATACGGATATGATTGTTTTGTATACAAATGTATCTGATATGTTGAAAGTATTAAAAATCAATATATTTGCCGAACAAATAGAGAAAGAAGGATTAGCTAGACTTGTGGTAGTTGCAAATAAGAATGTAACAGTGGCTAATCATAGTACAGAAAAATGAGGTGGCAATCATGTTTGATAAAGAATTTATGCTTAGTGGTAAAGCTAGTCAAGCGTATATAAAAAATGCAGCACTTCAAAAAATGCAAGAAGATATGCTATATATTCCAAAGAATGTGGAAAAAATGGTAACTTATATAGCTTCTCAAATTGACACCTTAAATGCGATAATTAGAAGGTACGAAGAAGACAACATAGATGCTACGTTTCTTGTGTTTTCAAGGGACTATGCTTTGTTTGCGCTAGGATTGGGTGATATGCCAAAATCTAAATCTTTATTGGAATCATCAAACTGATGATAAAAAATAATAACATAAATGAAAAAAATTATTGTCAAAGCACCGAATGAAATCGGTGTTTTATTTTTTGGATTTTTCCACAAAATCAGAGAATTTCTTTTGCAAATACTACTTGACTTTTGGGTACACAGATGTTATTATTTATGTGTACACGAAAGAGAGGTGATATTGTGGTACGAATGGGTAGACCGACTGATAACCCAAAAGACAATATTATAAAAATTAGAGCGACAAAGGAGGACAGGGAAAAGCTATTATATTGCTGTCAAACACTTAATAAAACACAATATGATGTTGTCATGGAAGGTATCAACAAAGTCTATGAATCAATAAAATAAAAGAACAGCCCATCAGTTTATCTTGGCGGATAAATGGACTGTCCTGCAACATGAAAGAATACCTTTCACAAATATTATAGCATGTAATAGGGCTTCTTTCAAGGATATTAGAAAGGAGAATTATTATGAACAAAATTTTGATTAATGAAACTGAGCTGCAAGTAAAAGAGTATAACGGTCAAAGAGTTGTAACGCTTGCGGATGTTGATTTCGTTCATAAAAGACCATCTGGAACGGCAAAAAAGAATTTTCAAAATAATAGAAAACATTTAATTTTAAATGAAGATTATTTTGAAATTACAAGAAAAGAATTGAGGGAAAAATTTTCCCCTAATTCTGAGTCACTAAAAGGAAATCCTCAGCTTATAACATATTTGTTTACTGAGTCTGGTTATCTACTTTTAGTCAAATCCTTCACCGATGACCTTGCGTGGAACGTGCAACGCCAGTTAGTCAACAGTTATTTCAAACTGAAAGAGCTGACCACTTCCGCACAGGAAACAAAAAATGCAGTCGCACTGACACCACAGGACTTGCAATCTGCCGTAGAAGTTATTCATGACTGTGCATCTGTGTTTCAGAGTATGATTGACTACGCTACAATCAATTATCAGCAACAGAATGAATTGTTACAAGTTGCGAAGGATAGGGTGAATTACCTTTTGGGTGGCGCACATTCTGCTAAATACAAAAAGCATTCTCGTACCTATTTCAAAAATCTTTGGATTCAATTTTGTCAGGCGTTCCATTGCGATTCGTATAAAAATCTCAATCCGTTGTACATGGCAGATAATGTGGCGAAGAATTGGATTGCAAGCTGGGTTTATGAAAAGTAAAATTTATTGAAAAATCGAAATGATATACATAGCAACCTTAGTTGTGGCATAACTGTTTGTTGATATGAAACGGGCAGCCAGTTCTATACTTCTCTGGATAAAAGAAGTAGTTTTTGTATACATAGATAGACAATATAGAATAGTAGGAATTTACAAGGAGGCAGAAAATATGGCATCTGAATTTGAAAGATATAGGGCAGCTTTTGCAAACAATCAGGACGTATCCTATAATGAACTGGAAGAGTATATGTACAAAAATGGATATTTCCCAATTGAAACGGATAATGACAACACAGATGAAAATATTTTACGTTTCACAAATTATAAACGGGAACTGTGGGTTTATTGCAAGCAGAATGATGAACATAACTTGTGTGTTAGCAAAATTACACCTGTTACAAAGAAAAAAGGTGAAATTACACGCACAGACCCATTTTATTCCTATGAAGACCTTGAGGCAGTCCTGACATGCTTTAAAAATAAGGGACAGTGGCATCATTGGCTTACAGGTTGGCTGTGTGCGTCACTAGGTAGGCGTGTAGGCGATATTGTGTCTTTGAAATGGAGTGATTTGTTCCATCCAAATGGGACGTTCCGAGAAAGAATGACCACTCTAAAGGAAGAAAAAACAGGTAAGGTCGTTGGTGTGCGTATCAATGAATTTGCTCAGAGGGGTATTACGGAATATTGTGAGCATAATCATATTAGAATCGTAGACTGTTATAAAGAAAAAATTTTTTCTACTGGTACAGCAGCCTTTAGAAAGGCGTTGAAGGAAGCAGTCATGGAAACAAAAATTAAGGGCAATATTAGTACACATAGCTTTAGAAAATTTTATGCGAACACTATCTATAAATTGCATGATGGTGATACGGATAATTTGAAAATTGTACAGTCTATTTTAGGACATTCCTCTGAAGAAATTACACGCATGTATATTGGGGAAATTGACCGTAAGATTGATGCTTATAATGTAGACTATGCAAATTATATGTTAGGTATGTATCGTGGCGAAGCTGTAGAGCTGAATGGTAGCCCTGTGGTACGCTTTAAAGCAGAGGATTTTAGAAGCCTGCTGAGTATGGCGTTTGAATATGGAAATAAAAATGCTGATAAGTTCGATACATTTAATAAAATGCTGTTCTTTGCTGAAAGTAAAATGCTATAAGAAGTTAGATTGGAGATGAAAAGTATGTGTTCAACATGCGATTATAAAAAATATGATATGGTAACAATCAATGGAACGTGCGGAAGGAGGTTTGTCTAATGGCTATGATAGATTATGGTGCTATCCTCAGAGTGGATGGGAAAATTGTAAATCTCGACCAGATGTTTATGGATTGTGCTGACACAGGATATATTTGTCAACAGGCGTATGATGAAAAACATAAGCAGACAATAGATATTCAACATAACTATTTTGTGTATGCAGGGGATGAAAACTTCCTTTTAGTGTTTTATAAGGAATGCTTTCATGTTATTCACCAGAATAAAATTATTGGTTCTTATTGGCATAGACAGTTTGTTGCAGAGTCTTTGATGTTTGATGGACTGCCTACGGTATATGTGGAACATATTGACAAAAAATTGCATTTTCCAAAATATTTTTATGAGCCTGCTTATGATAGTGATGATGTTGATAGATGGGAATATTATTATGGTATACGAATGGCAAAACGGATTGTACGAAGATGTAATGAAAAACGTAGACGAAATATGAAAAATAAATCTCTTATGGAATATGGGCGTAAGCTATTGGCTACATGGGAATATAATGGACACAAATATGAATGTATTTTTGGCTATGGCGTTGATAGCAGTCAGGAACTTTGGTTTAAATATGATTTCCAGAAAGATTATGATTACACAGAAGCTGAGTTTAGTTTGATTGATACGTGGTTCAAGGAAGCTAGTTCCGTAGGACAAGGTTAAAGTATAAGAGAGGTGATACGGTGTGGTGAAGAATAATAAAACGAAATACAAATTAGAAATTACACAGGAACAAGCAAAGATTATCTCTGACGCATGTGATTTGTATTGTAGGGTCAGTCTTGGACAGTTTGATAGAATTGTAGAATTTTGTATGGAAAAGGAATTTTTTGATGGTACATGTACTATAGATGAAAAAACATTTCCAGAATGGCTTGAGCGTAAGAAGAAAGCATATGACCTTATGTTACAGGTGCGACAAAATCTCTTTCCAGAATTATATGGGAATGGTCAATCCTATGGTCTTGGTAAAGATACAAACGCAAACACGGCATATAATGTGCATCAGGTGCTGAGATATTACACAGGGAATGATGAAAGAAAACCATATGCTTTGTATGGTGAATTGCCAAAAATAAAAATCATGGAGTAAAAAAAGAGGGCTGATTATTTATCAGTCCTTTTATATTAAATCAATGTTTTTGGTAGAAAAATCGAAACTATATATGTAATAGAAAACTGATTAACCAGTTTTCTCAATGTTTTTATCGTCTTCGGATTCATGTACAATATCAACATGCAACGCATATCCTAATGCATTACAGATATCATTCAGGTTCTCTAAGGTAATATTTTTTTGTTGAAATGTCATGGAAACGGTTGCTTGTGTTTTGTGCAGCCGAGTAGCAAGTTCTTTTAAGGAAATATTGTCTCCCAGCATTTGCTGACGAATAAAAACTAATAAATCTTGTGTGGTGGTGTATTTCATAGCATAACCTCCAAATCTTATCTATTACTACAACTATATCTGAATTATATCAGTTTTAATAGAAATAGGCAAGTTTTACCTTGGAAATTTATGCAAGTTTTAATTGAAAAAATTAGAAAATAACTTGACTATTTAAGGTATATCTGGTAACATATAGACATGGGTAAGTGATGAATACATACCATATAGGAAAGGAAGTGAAAACGGTATGATGATGGACTTACATCGTTACGACATTGTAGAAGTCGAAAAACAAAATACAAAAGGCTCAGTACAAGGAAAGAAACGACCTTATGTTATTGTGAGCAACGAAAAAGGGACAATCAATGCTGATATCGTAACGGTCATGCCGTTAACTAGCCGCGTGAAGAAACGGCACTTACCTGTACATGAGTGCTTGGAAGCACATACAGAAAATGGTCTGGCAGTTTACTCTATGATTTTGGGCGAACAGCCTCAGACAATTTGCAAATCAGAAATTATTAAAAAAATAGGTACAATCACCAATAAGAAGCAAAAGAATATGGTAAACAAGGTATGTTACTATTCCTTCTTCTATGGAGAAAAAATTGATTGGAACGAGGTGCTGGCATGAATAAAAGAGTAAACAAGCAGTCTGTGTTTGTGTCCAAGGATGAAGCAAAAAAAATGATTGATGCTTCACCATCTGAAACAATTTGTGTTACCATCATAAATATGGAAACAAATTCCAGTAGTAATACGGAACGCATGAAAAAATTAGATGGACAAGCCTTAATTGATGAAGCAAAAAAAGTGATGTATGCAAATCATTGTATGTTTGGAAGTATGCAGCTCACAGATGTATTAAAAGAACACCATCTACTACATTGCATCACGTTTGCACAGGGTAGTCCTCCTGTAAATGAGGGCATTTAAAATAAAAACAAATGTTCGTAAAAAAGATATTGACAAACGAACAGATGTTTGATACAATATAGTTGTAAGGAATTGCACAAAAAAAGACCTTACTACTGACTTTGGCGAGCGTAGTAAGGTCAAAAGACAAGGCATACACAAGGCATAAAACCTTGTGATGCAACAGGAATCATCCTATAGAATTAACCTATAGAACATCCCGTACCTACATTATACATATTTTTTTCTTGCATGTCAACGTGGATGTTTCTACAAATTTTTCCTTATTGATGATAACTGAGCAACAAAATTATTTCACAATTTGATATGGGTCTTTAGTTCAGTTGGTTAGAGCCTCTGTCTCATAAACAGAAAGTCCTCGGTTCAAGTCCGAGAAGACCCACTATCACAGAAACAAATTATACACACTTTCAAAATAACAAAATAACAAAATAACACGCAAACAACGTATAATTTTTTCATCTGTAAAAACGAGTTTGTTTCTGTGAATATGTTCTGTAAACATATTACAGAATTTTGGTACATGATGTACCGTTGATACACTCCTTTCTTCTGTGCTTACAGATACTATTGGCAAGATTCTATCAGTAAGCACAATGCGCCGTAATACTCAAGTGGCTGACGAGGGTGAGCTTGAACCTCACTAATGAGAAATCATTCGCAGGTTCGAATCCTGCTTACGGCGTTAATTGCACTATTAGTCTAATGGTTATGACAACAGACTTCCAATCTGTAGATACGAGTTCGATTCTCGTATAGTGCTTAGTGTCGATTCCCGTCTAGGGAAGGCACGACCCTATCCTTTCTATTCTTAATAGTGCAAGCGTCAGGCAAATGATGGTCTTATTCATATTATATATGAACCCCTTTCATGATTCCTGCCATCCTGTTATCAGACGCTTGCATACTCTTGGGCTATCGCCAAGCGGTAAGGCACAGGACTTTGACTCCTGCATTCGCTGGTTCGAATCCAGCTAGCCCAGTAACAAACAAAATACTTTGAGAGAGGTATATTGCTGAATGGTTCTCTGGAACAACCAGTGATAAGTTGTAGGTCATCTTTGTACCACCAAATAAGAGTACATAAAACCTATCTGATGAACCATCATGGCGAAACTGGCAGACGCACAGGACTTAAAATCCTGCATCCTTTTGGATATACGGGTTCGACTCCCGTTGATGGTATTAGCCAGATTTTCTGGTGAGATTGTTATATAGCAATAACAAATAAAACTCAGTTTCATTGTGACAGAAATGAAACGAAAATCGAATTTTGTAGTGCAAAGGTATCTGTCAATGCCAATACATATGAAGTTCCCGTTTCTGATTTTTAGGTGGGTAGCTGCTTATTACATGATTATAAGTAATCGGCAGTTTGCGTGGAACATAATCACGACTCAATATGAGACACCTGTTTGCAGAAACACTTCTTTCTACGCATGTGCTAACGTGGTACATAAAATTATATTATAGTGACTTAAAGGATTTGCTGTTCGTCTAATGGGTAAGACATCACTATAGTGAGTGAAAATATAGGTTCAAATCCTATACAGCAATTTAGTAAATATTAAATATTAAAAAGTAAAGATGACAAAGAAAGGAAGATGCAACATGGCAACAACGGAACGTATGACTGCTCATAAGATTCTTACAGAAATGAAGCTGGTAGAGAAACGTATTACCAAAACTGTGTCAGATGGTGTATATTGCATTGCTAACAAGCACTCAAATACGAAAATTGACGGAATGTCTATTGAGGAATATAAATCTAAAATGCAGGGTGATTTTGATAAGGCTACGGCAGAAATTGCAAGATATTTTGCAATGAAAAAAGCACTGTCCTTGTCCAATGCAGTAACAAAGGTTACAATTTCTGGTCAGGAATATACGATTGCTGAAGCTATTGCAATGAAAAATCATGGCGTGTACCATAAACAGTATTTGCTTGATACACTGCGTACTCAGTATAGTGCAGTCCAGCGCACACTGGTTACAAAAAATGGTGATGAACTGGATAGACGCGCAGAGAAATATGTCATTGAGCTGTACGGAAATAATGAAGATGTGAAGAAGGGCGAAGCTGCTACGCAGGCTAAAAAGCAATATATTGAGCAGCATTCTTATGACCTGATTGATAAAATTTGTATTGTTGACCGTATTGCAGAATTGGAAAAGGAAATTGATGAATTTATATCCGAAGTCGATGCTGCACTTTCCGTAAGCAATGCGCTGACAGAAATCGAATTTACTTATTAAGACAGTTATCTCATCATTGGTGATTTAATTGAAAAAATAATTCATCGTTTACTGAAAACTTCAAACTATCACTCATTTGTCTTTTTGCATCGGGCAGACCAATGTAAAACGTAAAAGAACCTGATGCATTATCTTATCAAGCGTTCTGATAAAACGATTTTGATGATATTTTTAGCGTATAATAGAGGATTGTAAGTGCTATATTCTTCAAGCATAAGAAGAAATTTACAAATTGGTTTATAACGCTTAAAGATAAAAAGTTTACACAATAAAGTTCAAAGTGGAAAGTTTATTTTTCTGTAAAAAGATTAACGAATAAAGAAGGGCATAATTGACAATTATAGTGTGAGGATACATTGTAAATTATATTGAAGGTCAATGTAGTGATGCCCGATAAATCATAAAGTTTTGCGAAATCCATGAGACACAGTTTGGGTTAGTGGTAAATGCCCGTAAGCATCTGCATGGCTGGTAAACGGTGAATTATTATATAAAATATTGCATGGTTGCGCATCTTAGATGTTGGAGTTCGATTCTCCAAATATTTTTTAGAGACAATTATTTTTTTGTTTCTATTCTTTTTTCCTCTGTTTTATATAAGCTGACGGTTATACTGTCAGCACTATGGATACGCAAAGTTGCTAAACCACTGGGCAGTACAGTGGGTATCCAAATAATTACATATCGCTTAGACGGTACATGAAATACAACACTATCAACTCCCGTCAAGATACATAGTGTTGTATTGGGGAAGGTTGCAATGTATAGTAGGCAGCTCTGCTTATATCTGTGAGGAAGGTTGGTATAAGCAGCAATAACGCACATGCTTATGTGAAAAAACCAGAGTGTAACTATCAAATATTTGTAAAAAAATGAAAGGAGGAACACCTTTTGTTCCTGCTGAATTTGTGACAAATCAATGCGTTACGGCACTAGCTCTGGTTTTGGAAAATCACTTGAGTTTTTATCTTATTTCTCGTTCTCTATATAAAAACTCAGGTGATTTCGTTATTTGTTATGTGGAGAAATAGTTCAATGGCAGAACAAGGATTATAACACCCTAGATGAGCGTTCAAATCGTTCTTTCTTCATTCTTGTAATTGTTGTTATGCGTCTAAATGAGGAGGGATTTTTATTGCACAGTTAAAAAATTACATTCTCACTGATGGGCAGAGATTTATTTACCAAAATTTTCAAGGCAAATATGTTCCTTCCTCTGGTGAAAGTATGGCAGAACATTTTACAAAAGCACAGGCAGAATGGATTCTACAGCATAGTTTGCCAAAACAATTGCGTAAAACATTCAGGATACAAAAAGTAATCAAGGTTGACCCACATGAAATTAAGGCTCTCACTAATGAAGAATTAAGCAATAATAGCGAAAAGGTGATGGACGCAAGTTATGTAGATAAGTGGCTAGAGAAGCTGGATACTCTGAATGGGTTAATTGCGGAAATGACAGCACGAAAAGAAGAATTGGTAAAGCAATTAAGTATAATTGACCAGAAGAAAACTGATGAAGAACACTACATAGAGATGGTGAATTGTAATGCTTATCAAGGCTATCTTGCGTTTTCCATACTACAAAATATTCTGAAAGAAAGACGTTCAATTAAGAATGAACTTACGGTTTTGCAGACTATTTTAAAGCAGGAAAAATCATTGACTTGTGACGTAAAGGAAACAGTAACACAAAAAATTGCTAAGATGGATAATAGAAAATATAGTCCAAGACAAACAGTAGAATTGTTTGATATCTAAATTAGGAGGTTGCAATGGAAAGCACGTTAGGCGTAGAAGCTAACATGGAAATACAACAGTGTTTAAGCACATTGTATCAACAGGACGCACTCAAGCTACATAGAATGGTTGATAAAATGCTCGTAAAATATGGAGGCATTTCCCAGAAGGACAAAGATGATTTTTATTCTATTGCAAATCAGACTATCACAGAAATTATCACAGCGATAGAAAATCCCGATGTGGAGCGAAAATATGATTCTACCAAGGGAAACTTTCTTGGCTATATTTACAAAGCAATTCACCTTGCAATTATTGATAATATTAAATATCGTAATGCGAGTAAAAGAAGTGTGCGTGTTACAGATGAAGATGGCGAAATACAATATCTTCAACCAGTATCCCTAGAAGCTCCGATTGATGAAGGTGAATCTTTAACAGTCGGAGATTTTTTATGCGCTCAAGAAGATGGATTTGAAATCTTGCAAGCAATCGGTGAAGATAGTTGTTTGTTGGATGAGCATATTTCAAGATTTCTGGATAGTCTAACTATCGTGCAAAAACAAATTGTAAGGCAGATTATGTCTGGTGATACTGCAAGTGAAATTCAAGAACAATTATCGCTCACTAAGGCACAATATGATGCACAAATGAGGAAAATCAAATCTTATGAGCATACTAAATTTTTACATAGACGAGTTGCAAATAAAACAGTTGCAACGGCAGAAGATATAAGTAGAAAGGATGATAGATATATGAGTATTTCGACTACAGCAGAAAAAACAAAGGACACACACTTTTCCGTAGCTTCTATGCGGAAGAAATTACATACAAGAGAATGGCGTGAAGACCATGTTCTACAGAGACATGCGGATTTGTGGAATCAGGTTGCAAAAAGTGAGCTGATTGTAGATATTATTTCTGGTAAATCATTAACGCAGATTATCGTATCTGAAGAAATCAGAGATGGTATTTATTATCGTTGGCTTATTGATGGCAAACAGAGATGTACGAACATTGATGATTATTGCAATGGCGGTTTTGCTATCAGCAAAAAAGTACAAAGACCAATTCTGGAATATCAGGTAACATGCACTACAGAAGATGGGGAAATTAAATATGATAAAAACGGATGCCCGATTTATGAAACAAGAACGTTTGATATTCGTGGGAAGCGTTTTAACCAACTTCCTGATGAATTAAAGGATAAAATTATGGACTATCAAATTCCTGTTATGCTTAATCTGAATTGTGACAAAAAGGAAATTGCATACGATATTGCCAGATTTAACCGTTGCAAACCAATGAACAAATCCCAGAATGGTTGGACGGGCATGGACGAAGATGACGCTATGTTGATTGATAGCATTATCCGCAATACACAGTTCTTTAAATCTGATTTTGCAGGTTCTAATTTCCCTACAACACAGGAAAAAAGCGGTGCAATTCGTAAAATTGTCACAGAAAGCATTATGATTATCAATTTTATTGAGAATTATAAAAAGGATTTTTCTGAAACCTGTAAATTCTTATCTGACGAAAGCACAGCAGATGTTTATAACGATTTTGGCTATTTGGTAGAACGCATTGAAAAAGTTGCAAACGAAGATACCGCACAGGTATTTAACGCAAAGGATGCAAAGTTGTGGTTTGCCGTCTTTGCCAAGTGCGATACATATAATATTAGTGATGAGCAGTTTGTAGAATTTGTACAGGCGTTTAATAATGAATTACATACAGTGCCTGTGGATGATAAGAATTGGGAATCTTTGAACCAATCCAGAGATACACAGTCCAAAAATATGATTGAAGCAAAGATTACATACTTGGAAACATTGATGCTTCAGTATTTTGGTATGGTAATTGACAAAACAGTTACAGAATTTGCATTGAGTGGCACTTGGGCTGATTATGTTCAGCAGTTCGGTGATACAAGACTGGTACAGGATAAAAACATGAGTAAAACAGAATTGACAAGAATGGCACTTCAAACTGAAATGTTGGTACAAGGTAAGACAAATATATGTGATGCTGCGTTACAAGAATATGTAAATAATTATTGTATTGCAGCTGAGGACGCAGATGACATTACATGCTTTGCAGATATGCTTGATGACTTTGCAGATAGGGAATTGCCAGATATTACAAAACTAAACAATAAAAATATCCCCGTGTTAATTAGTGGTGTTGCGTACATGATGAATAACAATGTGGACGAGGATATTTTTGCAAAACAGCTTCCTGTGTGGGTAATGCACTGGAATAATGGTGTGAGTCATACTGATAGTGTAGAAAATTATAATTGCATGATGGCTGATTTGCATAGCTTGCAGGAAGTGTAATAAGGAAGGGGTGTCAATATGATTGCAAATGTTTTAAAAAAGAAGGAATATGATTTCTTACGCACAAATGAACATCTTGGTTCAAATATTATTTTACTTGGATTGGGTGGCAGCTATGCTTATGGTACAAATGTTGCTGGTAGTGACTTAGATATTCGTGGTGTAGCACTCAATACAAAATATGAAATTCTTACTGGTCATAAATTTGAACAAGTAGAGGATAGGGAAACGGATACCGTTGTGTATTCTATCCAGAAAATCATTCAGTTGTTAACGAATTGCAATCCAAACGTTATTGAGCTATTGGGGCTTCGGCAAGAACATTATTTATATATCAATAAAATCGGACAAGCACTTTTAGATAATAAAAGGTTGTTTTTGTCGAAAAAAGCAATCCATTCATTTGGTGGATATGCTAATAGTCAGTTACGCAGATTAAATAATAAGGCGGTACGCACAGTAACACAAGCAGAACAGGAGCAACATATTCTTAATTCTATCAAGAACGCAGCCTATATGTTTAATGAAAAATTTTTCTCGTATAACACAGATATGATTCGGCTGTATTTAGATAATGCGGTCAATACAGATTTAGAGAAAGAAATTTTCATGGATATTTCATTAAAACATTATCCATTAAGAGACTATAAAGCTATGTGGTCTGAAATGAATAATATTGTTAAAGAATATGCCAAGATTGGGCGCAGGAATAAAAATGCAATCGAGCATAGTAAATTGAGTAAGCATATGATGCATTTAGTGCGGTTATATTATATGTGTTTCGATATTCTGGAGAAAGAAGAAATTGTAACATATAGAGAAATAGAACATGATTTACTGATGGATATTCGCAACGGGAAATATCTTGATAGTGACAAGCAACCCACTTCTGAATTTTTTGAGCTGGTGGATGAATTAGAAAAACGTTTTACTTATGCCAAAAATAATACATCCCTTCCAGAACAACCAGATTATCAGGCAATTAACCATCTGATTATAGACATCAATGAGTATGTTGTCTGTGGTATGTGTTAAATCGCATATGGGTAAAATAGGTGGCTTGATTTTAGTTATTGGGTTATTGCCAAGTGTGTTTTTTATCTTTCTATGCACAATCATGTACTTGGCAAGCCTAATATTTTTAGTAATCGAAGTAATGAATAGAAAGTGAGGTGTTTTAAAATGCAGTTTGTTAGACCAAATTGTGAGAATTGCGTTTGTAAGGACGTATGCTCTATTAAAGCAGATGTTGACCTGTTCAAGAATGATTTACAGAATATGGAGTTTTATAATGGCAAAAGATATGCTGATATCCTGTCTCCATTATCTATCCAGATTGAGTGCAAGCATTATATAGACGCAGAGATTCGCAAAACGATTAAGTTAAATAGAAACTAAGAGAAAATGAAAGGAAAATACATATTATGAAAAATTTAAAAGTAACATGGAAAGGTACAACACCGTTGATTATGCATTCTTGTCAGTGTGTAAACCCGTTGCACCCTATCGCTAGAGAATTGAAGAAATATACAAGCAAAAAGAACAAAACGGAAGAAGATTTGATTAAAATTTCTGACCTAGAATGGGAGTCTGGTGCTTACTGGAAAGATGGTCTTGGGTTATATATGCCTGCTGAGAACGTAGAAGCTACTATTAAAAATGGCGCAAAGGCAAATAAAAAGGGTAAGGATATTGAAAAATATGTTAGCGTAACTGATTTGTATATTCCATTTTTCTATGGTGAGAATCTGACCAAGGAAGAATTGATTGCAAACTATGATTATCGTGATACCAGAATTATGACGGTACAACGTGCAAAGGTATTGCGTACAAGACCGAGATTTGACCAGTGGAGCATTATTTTCAACCTGATGTACGATGATACCAAAATTGATATTGATACGATTGTGAACGCTATGGAGTATGCAGGTTCTTATGTAGGATTGTGTGATTCAAGACCTAAGTACGGTAAATTTACAACGGTTATTGAAGAAGTGGAATAAGTTGAGTGTTCTAAGTCATGTCTAATTAGGTTTGGTAAAGCTAAGGTAGGTTGATTTATGATGGGCTGAGTTTTATTAGGTTAAGCATTATAAGATACGTTTAGTCCAGTTAAGGTTGGCTGAGGTGCGTTTAGTTCTGTTAGGCATTATAGGTTTTGTTATGTTATGTTAAGTTAAGTTGAGTTACGCTGGGTTAAGCTGGGCTTAGTATTTTAGGCTAATCAAATAAAAAAAATGAAAAAAATAGGAGGATTTGAATATGGTAGGAATTATGAAAAACAAAAAGAAAGCTGAATTGCTTGCGGAGTATATTCAGACATTACATTATGGTGACATTATTACACATGAACAAATTGCAGGTAGTATTGATGTTGAGTATAAATCCAATCAATATGCAACGATTATTTCACAGACAAGAAAAATTTTGCAGCAACATGGTATTTTTCTTGAAGTTATCAAAGGCAATGGGTACAGGGTTGTAGAACCTGATAATGTTGTAAATGAATCATTAAAGCATTATAAGAGAGGTTTTACTGCAATGCAGAAAGGGTATGACACATTGAATTACGCGCCTACAAAGGATATGACACCAGAGGGCAGAGAAATCTATAGGCGAGTGCATGACAGAGCAATTACGCTTACTGCATCCATGAAGGGTGCTACGGTTGAATTAAAAATGCTTGGCAATAAAAAACATCCAATGTGCGTTGAAAATATACATATGAATTGAGCAAATTTTTTCTTAGCACAGAGATTAAAAAGTTATAAGGAGGAGTAATAAAAATGCAGTTATACATGACAACACATAAAAAGCAGCAATTAGTAAATGATGAATGGGTAGATGTCATGGACTATTCAAATTATACACTATTTGTTGTTGCTAACAATGACGATGAAGCTCTGGCTTACGCCAAGGCTGCTCTCATGAAAATCAATTCTAAAACAAAAGACAATGTGCGATATATCCTTGATATGCTTCCAAAGCACCTTATGGCAATCTCTGTGGAGCATAATCTAAATAATACAAATGTAACTGGGATTTGGGAATAATTAAGATAGCACCTGTGTATATCACGGGTGCTATTATTTTTTTTGTCGAAATATTCTATATAAGGAGGCAATGAAAATGGAATTTCATAAGAAGATTGAATCATGGCGTAGGCATCCAAGTGTGATGTTAAAAGAAGTATATGGGATAAAACTATATCCTTGGCAAAAGTGCTATATCAATATGCTCTGTGGTATAGAGAAATGGAAAAATCGTTTCCCATGGAACAGATTCTAGGTATGTTGTATGAAGGGTATGAAGGAGAGAATTTATTTATGGTTAACGTTGTGTGGTGCAATCAACACTATAAATAAAAACAGTAATCAACACAGGAGCAGGCTGTTTGTGTTAAAAAATCGAATAATCTATTGGCAATTATATTTTCAATACAAAAAAAAAGAAACGTATTGTAACAATAATAACAGGAAGGTGAAAAATGAAAATGCATAAGTCAAAAATGAAATTGGTAGGTATTATTATTTGTATTGTCATTGCAGTGCTTTTACTATTGATATTTGGTACACAGGGTTATCAAAATAAAGCATTTGCCATTGAAGAACAGGTTAATTCTGCTCAATCTGCAATCAATATTCAAGAAAAAAGAAGAAGTGACCTGATTGGTAACTTGGTTGAGTGTGTTAAAGAATATGATAAATACGAAGCGTCAACACTAGAGAAAATTGTATCTGAACGTGGACAGACAGGTGACGTTAACGGTGCTATGACAGCCATTGCAGCAGTTGCAGAAGCCTATCCAGAATTAAAAAGTAATGAAAATTACAAACAGCTTATGAATGAATTATCTATGACAGAAAACATGATTGCCGAGCATAGAGAATACTTTAACAGCCAAGTCAAGGAATATAACAGATATGTGAGAAAATTTCCTACAAGAGTGTTTTTGAATTTGTTTGGTTACGATATTGTCCAATATAAATATTTAGAATATGATACCAGCGCAGATGCACCTACGGAGTTGTTTCAAAAATGAAAAAAATAACTAATATTGAAATCACAAAAAGAGAAGTATTGTTTAGTGTCTGTATTATTGCAGTTTTACTTATTATTGGCTTTTCTATTTCAAGCGCAATATCGAGTAGGATAGCAGATAGCAATGAGCAATATTACAAGGCAGTGAAGATTACAGATACAGATTTATTCCAATATGGTATGGATACTAATGTTGGCAATGCTTTTGTTTATGGTGAATTAAAAGCTGTAGACCCAGTAACATATGATGAAATTGGTGGTAAGTATATGTATGTCAAAAAGGTTAAAGAACGATATACTATGCACACACGAACAGTTACATATAAGGTTGGAAACCATACGCAGACAAGGACAGAACATTATTGGACTTGGGATTGTATTGGCGTAGATGATAAAAAATGTAAGAACATTAAGTTTGTTGATATTCAATTTCCAGTTGGAAAAATTGAGATATCATCATCAGATTATATTACAACCATTAAAGAATCGTCTCATATTAGACACAAATATTATGGAACACCAGAAGTATTGGAAGGGACAATTTTTACAAGTCTGAAAGATGGCACTATTACAGACAATTCTCAATTTTCTACAAATAAAAAAATACAGGAAACAATGGAATCTTATGTGCAGACTAACCATATTTTCTTGTACCTATTTTGGCTAGTATGGATTGGACTGATTGTTTTTGTAGTGTACTTATTTTACGCGCTAGAGAATAAATGGTTAGAGTAAAAAGAGAGATGGTATAAATGTCACTAGATAAAGCGATTGCACATAAGAAAGAGAAGCGTAAACCATATGCAGGTGACAAGGCGGCAGATACGAGCTGTAGAAATCATGGGAGTTGTGTTTGGTGTCAGAAAAATAGACAATATCATAATATAAAAGAACAAGAATCTGTGGAACAGCAATGGCAAGAATATCTTTATGAGAATGAAGACGAAGATGAGAGTTGATAAAATGAATACGGATAACTCTAAGAGGTGAAAGAAAATGGATTATCGTAAGGCAATAGATGAAGCAATGTTATACTGCGCAACACTACCGAATTTGAGATGTGGTTTGTTTATTCGGACTAAAGTTGAATATGATATTGTGCGTAAACTGATTAATGATAGCTATAAAAACAATTTTGAGATGCAACCATCACATAAGGGCGCAGGATGGACACTTACTTTTACTAATGGTAGCGTGATTTATTTTATGCGCTTTACAAATGACGCTAATGATGGGGTATGCGCTCCAAGATTGCACATGGCATATATTTCGGAGCATATAGAGCAAGAAGTATTTAATGTCATTATTTGTCCTATGATGATACCTTATCAATTTAGGGATATTATTAAGTTTATTAGTACAGGTGAATGTGGTAATCTGAAACAGACAAAATGAATATGTACTGTATACATATTTGATTTATCGAAAAAGATAATAGTAACAAGACTATGACATAGATAGGACGGTAAGCATGAAAAACTCAGTAATTAGATACAGTAGGGACAAGCCAATAGAAGGACACTTTGTATCCGTAGTAAATATTAAGCAGCCAATAACAAAAAAGGAAAGTGATTAACATGAATGTCAAATATGGTGATAAAATCGCATTGTATTTTAGCCCTGATAATAATCGACTAGGTGTTAGAGTGTACGTTAAACAAGAACAACCATTCAAAGATTATCAGCTAGACTCTTTTGCACAACAACTAGAACAACTTAAAACGTCTTTGATAGGTCGTACCATACAAGATATATCTTATGAGGCAATGAGAATAACAAGAGAAGGAGAGAAAAAGGATATGCTATCATTTAATGAAAATACAAAGAAACTGGTTTATAGAAGTGATGAAATTCTTGATTTTGATATTGTGAAAGAAAATAAGGTTGTAAGAGTGCTATTCAAAGATAGTCTTTATGAAACAATGGTATGTCATGAGAAAGACACATTTGACCTGAGACAGTGCCTGTATATTGCGATTGCAAAACATTTGTATAAAAGTACATATACATTTGAAGGCATTGAGTGGAAAGCAAAAGAAATTTCTTATCAGAAACGATATGTCAAAATGGTTGATAAAGCTATGACACATTACAAAACGGATATGGCAAATGTAGAAAAAATGCGTAAGGCTGAAGAAGATAAAAAACGCGCTATTGCAAATAAGAAACGCAAACATGCTGAATATCTGAAACGTAGAGAGCAGAAGCGTTTGGACGCACAGGCGAAAATAATTTGTGAAGGTCTGAAACTCTATAACAACTTTGATAAAAACCAGTAAAACAATCGAATCTAATTCGCTAACGAAATCGAAATATATTGTATAAGTTTTTGATGATTAGCCACCGCGCACTCGTGACTTTAGGCGTATGAGGCATTACATATATTCACATATTAGCAACTCAAATTAGCAGCCAATAAAAATAATGGCTGATAAATATAAAAGAACAATTTTATTTACATAGGAGGAATGTCATATATGGCAAAAGACAGAATTTTTAATCTACAGGAAACAAAAGGTAACTTCCAGCTAAAGGGTATTGTTACTGGGACAAAAAAGGATGACTTTTACAAGGAGAAAAAAACAAAAACGCAGCGTGATATGCGCATGGTCAAATTTGGTGCTGAATATACAGGTGGTCAATCCATGTATGTAAATTTACAGGGTGTTGCGAATGATTTTGTATACTTCTCCAAAAGAGCTGAAGAAAAAGGTCAGCCATCCACAACAGAAAAAGTGCAGTGGGGTGACAGATTTTCTTATCACCGTGAAGGATTTAAACTAATTGGTAAAAATATTGGTGTCAAAAAAATCGTTGATGAAAAGGGTAATACAGTCAATGATAAAAAAACACTGACAGATTACGATGCTTGCAAGGAGATTGCGGATAATCTAAAAGATGGTCAGTCTGTATTTATGCGTGGTTCTATTGATTATAGCAGCTTTACGGATGATAAGGGCAACAAAATCACGTCTACAAAACTTGTGCCTAATCAGGTGTCTCTGTGCGCCGATGTTGATTTTAAGGATGAAACATTCACTCAGCAGAACGACTTCAATCAGGTAATTATTTTCATGGGCATTGAAAAAGAAGTAGATGATAAAAACGTTGCAACAGGTCGTTTTATTGTGACCGCTAAAATCGTTACATACTCCACAATTGAAGATGTTGCATTCATTATTGAAAATGCTTCGCTGGCAAATAAATTTAAAAAGACACTAAAACCGTATAACGCTATCAGAGTCAATGGTCACATGGTTATGACAATGCAGACTGAAACAGTACAGGATGATGATGAATGGGGCGAAGCTGACGCTATGGAACGTCCTAAGAACCCTGTAAAAAGGGAATTTATTATCACTGGTGCAAAGGGCAATACACTTGATAAAGAAACCTATACACAGGCACTGGTTGAAGAAGCAATGGCTAAAATTGCAAAGGCGAATAAAGCCAAAGAAGATTTTGGTTCTGACTTTGGTTCTGCTGACGGTTGGGGAGAAGTTATCGAAGATGAAGATGATGACGATAGCGCATGGGCTTGAGTTACAGTAATATAACGCAAAAGATAAATTAAAAAGCTGTGAGATAGAAATGAAACCCTCTATCTCACAGATATTGACAAAAATTACATAGGAGGAATGTCATATATGGCAAAAGCAAGAAAAGCATCAGTAACACAGAGTAAACTAGGGATGATTTTGTATGGTGAACAGTTTACAGGTAAGTCCACTATGGCAATGCAGTTGGCTTATTTTAAACGTCCAGATGGCAAACCGTTCAGAGTATTGTACCTTGACCCAGAAACAGGTTCGATTGATGATTACCTTGGTGAACTGGAAAGTAATGGAGTAAACCTTGAGAATATTTATATTGTTTATACACAATCCCTTGCAGAAGTCAGAGCATATATTGCTAAGGTCAAAAATAATGAAGATATGTATGTGCTTGACGATGATGGGGAGGAAACAGAAGAAACCGTACTTGATGCAGACGGCAAACCATTTAGAGCAGACGCAATTGTTGTTGATGGTACAACTATATTGAATCTAACAACAAAACAGGGTTTGATTGAATTTTCTAAAAAAAGAAACAAGGTCAAAGCAGAAAAGGATGGACTGATTGGTGACGCAAAACTTGTAAAAATTGAAGGTTCTGGCATGGAACTGAAAGACTATCAGACAGTCAACTTTAAAGGTCAGGATTTAATTCTTGATTTGGCAGCATCTGGTGTTCACTATATTGCAACAGCACGAGAAACTGATGAAAAACAGAGTGTCAAGGATGCAGATGGAAAAACTACAAGTGTTGCAACAGGTAGAAAAATTCCAGATGGATTTAAGGGTATGACATATAACGCAAAAACAGTTATTAGAATGTTCCGCAATGATGAAGATGGACAGGTGTGCGCTCATGTTGAAAAAGACAGAACACATGTACATGCAGATAATTCTATTGTAGAAGACCCGACACTTCTGGATTGGCAGTCCATTATTGATAAAACAGCAGATAAGAAAGCATTTGTTGTGAAGAATGACCTAACAAAATCTGTTGAAGTAGAACAAGACTTGTATGAAAAAGAGGTTTTAAATAAGGTTGGTGTGCCTGCAAGCGAAGTTGAACAGCCTGTGGCTGCTACCCCTTCTGATACACCTACAACAAATATCGCATTGCTCAAAAAAGAGATTGTGGCAAAAAGAAATGCCTTAACACCACCTGAGAAAAAAGCAATGAAAGAAAAACTTGAAAAAGCAGGACTGCCTATTACATATACCAATGTAACTGACGCAGATGTACTACATCAGGTTCTATCAATGTTCAACTAACTGAATAAAATACACGGTGCTATTACTACAATAGCACCGTCCCTATATATAGGAGAATTTATATGAAAAAAATGATAATGACTCCAAAGAGAAGATGTTTTGGTTGCAAGATTCCGTTAGAAATTAGGCGTGACGATGATAATTCGGATGTAATTTACTTTGATGGACAGTATTATCACAAGGAGTGTTTTATAAAAGCCAAATCTGTTAAGCGAAAATGCATTGTGTGTAAAGAAGATATTGTTATCACATCACCAGATGATGAGTTTATTTACTATGATAGACATTGCTACCATTCAGAATGCTTCAAAAAATTTTGTATCGAAAAAAATACAAAAAAATGGAAATTTGCGCTTGAAAACTACGAAAAATACACTCAAGAAGCAAAAAAGTTAGCATACGAACTATTTGCTAAAAAGCAAGGCTCTACCTTGCATATTGGGCAGTTTGAGGAAGACGCTAAAAACCAAATAAAATCATGGTTTTATGGGTCAGATTTATGTGCTTTTGTCAGAGAGAAGTATAATGTAACTAATCCACAGTGGGATTTGCTAAAAAGTGTTATAGAAGGAACATATAAGAACATTGGTGTCGGTATTCCTGCTGAAGATTTGCTGGATATGTGGGAGCGTAAATGGAACTACCTGCAAAAGCAGCACAATAAGCTCATTCAAAAGAACAGTGATGTAAATGCCACAGCGTTAGTGAGGTACGATGTGGCTATATTGGTAAATAAGTATGATAGTTACCTGCAATGGAAGCGTGAACAACGTTTGCTTGCTGTAGAGCTGAAAACAGAGCAAGAAAAAAGAACCAATGAACATGCTGTATTACAAAGTATTACGCAGGGCATTGCCAATAAACATGTATCATCCAGTAACGATGATGATTTAACAGATTTAGTTGATGATATTTTTAATTAAAAGGTGGTATCGCGATTGACAGAGGTACAAGAGATAAAAACAACGAATGTTGCCAGTGAAATATGCTTTGTTGGTGCTTTATATAGTAATCCAGATTTGTATGTAAGCTATGGCAATTTTATGAGAAGCAAATATGACTTTTCAGACCCAGTTACTAGATTTTTTTACGACAATTTAGAGACATATTATCTAACATTTTCCCAATCTGTTGACGAAACAAAATTAAATGTTTTTATGAGCCAAAACCCTGAACGTCTGCAAGAGTACAAAAAGTACAAGGGTTGGAAAACTATTGAACGATTTATACAAACAAGTGATACAAGTGATGTTGGCAATTATTTTCAGCTTGTAAAAAAATATTCTTTGCTCAGAGAATATGAGCGAAATGGATTTCCAGTTGAAAAAATTTTAAATCATAAAAGATTTGACTCATTAACAGCAAATGATATTTATAGAATTATTCGTGTAAAGACGGATAAAATCAATACTGTGATTAACGCAGGTGATGAAGCCGTTGAATTAACAAATGGAAACACAGACCTGATTGATTCGTATATTGATGTGCCAATGATGGGGTTAGCGACACCATGGTATTTATATAATGAATTGTTCTTAGGGCTTACAGAAGAAGATGTTATTTTAGAAGGGTTTCTTTCTAATGAGGGTAAAACAAGAAAAATGATGCTATTAGCTGCATATGTCACCTTAGTACAAAACCAAAGTTTTCTACTCATGAGTAATGAAATGAGTGAAAAGAAGCTACGTAGTTGTCTGATTACAACTGTGTTAAACAATAAAGAATTTAAAGAATTGCATGGTGTCCAGTTGATGAAACCAGAGAGAGAAATTGTTCTGGGCGTTTATCGAGACACACAGAATGAAATTATACGCAGAAAAATTGACGAAGATGGTAACTACACAGAGTCAAAAGATGACTTTTTACACCGCATTCAAGAAACTTCTCAGGAGTATTGGGATATAAAAAAGGTCGCACAGTGGATTGACGAGCATGACAATGGAAAGTTGCTATTTAAGGATGTCGGTGATGATTATAGTGATAATAGACTTGAATTTGAATTAAGAAAATATCGCGCCACATCCAATATTATCTATTATGGTTATGATACCTTAAAGGGTTATCGTTCTGAGGATTGGAGTGTTCTAAAACAAACAGCAACTAAATTAAAAGAATTGACCAAAGAGTTAAAAATGTCTGGATTCCTTGTATTCCAGCTAACGGATGATACGGTTTTTACTGATATTTTTAGTTTAAGCAGTAATAATATTGGTGGTTCTAAAGGAATAAAGCATGTGACAGACCAGCTTACATTGGGTAAAAAGATTAGTAAAGACGAATACTATAAATATCAGATTGTTGTCGAAAAAGATAATTGGGGAGAACCAAGCACAGAAAACTTGGATGAACACAAACAGTATTTTGCCATTAGAGCAGATAAAAACAGAGCAGGGGATAAAAATAAAATTATGGCTTTTGAAATTGATTTAAACTATAACATTTGGGATAATATCGGGTATTTTATTAAAAGACCAAAAACAAAAGTGTAAGGAAAGGTGGCAACAGATGGATGTCAAAGAACTAAAAAACTATATTTACGAAAATCAATTCGTAGAGCAAATACTTGATTCTATTGGTTGTCACCATATTCGTTACCATAGTACATATTGGACATGCGCCAATGCTGACGGTGACAACAATAATGCAATTACTGTATATAACAATGAGTTCCTATCCTGTGTCAATTATACAAGACAAATGATAAAGGTGAATCGGCAAACGGATATTGTTGACCTTGTTTGTTATACAAAAAATCTGGCATTTCCGAATGGTTTGAAATTTATTTGTGATGAAATCGGCATGTCTTACTATCACGATTTTGAAGAGGACATCCCAGAAAGTTTTAAGCTACTTAATATGTTAGAAGATATGAACTCAAACCATATTCAGGAGAAAGAGCAACCGTTAAAACCTATTCCTGAGTGTATCTTATCTTACTATCAGCCGTTTGTAAATAAGTTATTTTTTGATGACCACATTACATATGCAACGCAGCGTGAATTTGAAATTGGATTTGATACTGAAACAAATAGGTACACCATACCTATTCGTTCTGAATTGGGGGATTTGGTTGGTGTAAAGAGTAGATATTTTTATCAAGTAGTCCCAGAGAATGAGATGAAATATTTATATTTAGAGCCATGCGCTAGGTCAAAAGTGATTTATGGTTTACATAAAACAATCGGGTATGTTAAGCAGACAGGACACATTTTTGTCGTTGAAGCTGAAAAGGCAGTATTGCAGTTATGGTCTTATGGTTATCAAAATGCTGGTGCTACTGGTGGGAAAAAGATGTCACAGTATCAAATTGATTTATTGGTTCGTCTTGGCGCAACTATTATTTTTGCGTTTGATAAGGATGTACAAAAAGACGAGTTGGAAGAATTAGCAGAGAGGTTTCCAGAAGGTATTCCTCTTTATTATTTATATGATGAGGATAATATTCTTGCAGAAAAGGAATCTCCTTCTGATAACCCAGAACATTGGGAGTATATGGTAAAGAACAATATGTATCGCTTGAGATAAGGGAGTGAGTATTTGCAATACAAACTATATGACACAAAACAACAAAGTGACAATGTTGTTGTACAAGTATTGTACAATCGGGGAGTTTCTGACCCATTGACATATTTACATTTAAAGGATAATACTGTTATTCCATTTGGTAATTTAGATAATATTCATTATGCTGTTAGATTGTTTTTGAAACATTTTGAAAAGAATCATAAAATTGAAATTTTGGTCGATTCTGACCCAGACGGGTTTTGTTCAGCAGCAATGATGTTTTCATATATTAAGCGTGTAAACGCAGAGTATCCAGTACAATATATTTTACATACAAGACCTAAAGCACATGGACTTACCGATGATATTACGATTGCAGAAGATACTAGATTATTGATTATTCCAGATGCAAGCACAAATGATACAAAACAGTGTAAAAGCCTTACTGAAAAAGGCATTGATGTTTTGATTCTTGACCACCACGAAAAAGAAACAGAAAATCCCTATGCTATTATTGTAAACAATCAGACAAGTGATGGCTACGCAAATAAGGATTTTTGTGGTGCAGGGATTGTATATAAATTTTTGCAAGCACTAGATGAAGAAATGTGGAACGATTTTGCGAATGATTATTTAGATTTGTGTGCGTTAGCCAATATTGCTGACGTAATGGACATACGCTCGTTTGAAACACGCTATTTGATTGATTGTGGCTTGAAAAATATTAGAAATAAATTTTTCAAAGCGTTAATTAAAGCACAGGATTATAGCATCAATGGAAAAATCAATATTCATAACGTGCAATGGTATTTAGTTCCTGTACTGAATGGTATGGTGCGTGTTGGTTCAGTAGAAGAAAAAGATTTAATGTTTAGAGCTTTTATTGAACAAGATGAATTTTTTGAATATAAGAAAAGAGCCACAAAAGACAAGCCAGCTGAGACAATCCAAGAAAGCATTTATGATAGAGCTGCAAGGCTATGTAAAAATGCAAAGGCAAGGCAAGACAAAATGAAAGATAAGGGCTTTCAAGCGATTGTAGAGATTATTGGTAGCGCACAAGATGAGAATCAGGTTGTTATGTGCGATACGACTGAAGTATTAGATGAAGGTTTAACTGGTGTTGTTGCAATGAAAGTTGCTGATAAGTATAAAAAACCATGTATTTTATTAAATAAATATTTTGATAAAGAAATCGGTTTAGAAGTGTTTTCTGGTAGTGCCAGAAATATAAACCACAGCCCCATTGTGGATTTTAAAAAGGTTGTTAATTCTACTGGCTTTATAAAAGGACAAGGACATGCAAATGCTTTCGGTATTGTTGCATTACCTATCACAGAATTTAATCATGCATTAGAATCTTTGAATTATATTTTGCGTGATACCATATATGACTCAACGTACTATGTTGATTATATTATGAATTTCAATGATGTAAACATTAAATTCATTATGGATTTAGCAGTTTTTGAAAACCTAATTGGACAAGGTGTTGAAGAACCGATTATTGCAGTAGAACAAATTGACATGTATAGAGATGAGTTTGTGATTTTTGGGAAAAATGAAGATACAATCAGTTTTGCTTACAATGATATTAAATACGTTCAATTCAAGTGCAAGGAAGGAAATGGGTTATATGATTTCTTACAAAATGCTTGGAGTGATGATGACTGTATCAAGTTTAATATCGTTGGAAAACCATCTATCAATGACTACAAAGGAGTAAAAACACCACAGATAGTGATTGCAGATGTAGAAGTTGTAAGTACATGTATCGTTGACACTAGCGCAGAGGATGACGATGCTTGGTAATACATAAGGAGAAAAGAGGCGCAGAATGGCTTATTCAAGTTTGCATAATCATGATTTTTATTCGTTGCTGGACGGGTATGGAAGTCCAAAAGAAATGTTGGATAGAGCAAAAGAATTGGGACTCAGGGCATATGCTACAACAAATCATGGAAATGCATATGCCCATATATACTATGACCTTATAAAAAAAGACTATCCTGAGATTAAAATGATTTATGGTGTAGAGCTATATGAATGTGAAGATATTGCTGTTCACGATAAGGATAATAAATACTTTCATTTGATTTGCTTAATACGTAACGAACAGGGGAGAAAAGACCTCAATAAAGTTATTACAAAAAGCAATTTTGAAGGGTTTTATTTTAAGCCCAGATGTACCATAGAAGATATTAAACCTTATGCCGAAAATTTTATTATTACATCGGCATGTTTGGCAAGTAAGTTATCCAGAGAATCAGACTTTGAAAAATGTGTTAAGTATATTGCAGAGTACAAGAAAGCATTTCCATATTTTTATCTTGAAATGCAATCGCATTCACACCAAGACCAATGTCGATATAATCAAAAAATTTTAGAACTTTCCAGAAGAACTAATACACCATTTATCATTACAACGGATAGTCATGCTCCTACAAAAGAAGATTTGTATTATCAAGATAAACTTATTCAAATTGGTCGTAAAAGTAGCAAGAATGATAAAAATGCGATTGAAAATAGTGAGGTGTACGAAGGTTGTTATATGCAATCTGAAGAAGAAATTCACGAATGTATGGATACGCAGATTGGATATGATAATGTGTGCATTGGGTTAGAGAATACAAATCGTATTTCAGATTTGATTGACAATGTGGATATGCCATTTCAAGCCCCTCAATTGCCTACTTTCCCGTTGCCAGATGGGTATGAAACAAACAATGAGTTCTTGTGGCACTTAGTTAAACAAGGGTGGGAAAATAGAGGTTTCTATAAATTAAGCGCAGAAGAACAAAAGGTTTATAAAGAGAGAATTGACTATGAAATGAGTGTTATTCACTCTATGGGATTTGATGGATATTTCCTGTTCGTGTGGGATTTTATTAAAGCAGCACAAAAACTTGGTATTGAAATTGGTAAGGGGCGTGGGTCGGCTGCTGGTTCAATAGTTTGTTACTGTTGTCATATCACAGATATTGACCCTATTAAGTATGGTTTAATTTTTGAAAGATTTCTTAATCCAGAAAGAGTTGGCTTACCTGATATTGATACTGACGTTGGCGATAGAGATGCGATTATTGAGTATCTGGTGCGAAAATATGGTGAGAATCGAGTATGTCAGGTTATCAATTACTCTTATATTACACCAACAGTTGCTATTAGGGATGTAGGTAAAATTTTAGGCTTCCCTTATAATCAAATGCAAAAATTATCTCAGAAGTTTACATTTGATAAATGGGACGATTGTATAAAAGCTAATCCTAGTCTGATTGCAGACAATCCACAATACGCTGAGTTATTTGATATTTCAAAGCACTTGAGTGGTCGAGTAAAAACGGTTTCTATTCATGCAGGCGGTATTGGTATTGTTGACACGGATATCAATGATTACATGCCAATGAAGATTGGTACAAACGGCGAGCATGTTATCCAAGTAGACAAGCACTACATAGAAGATATTGGTATTGTGAAATTTGACCTACTTGGTGTGGCAACATTGAACCTTGTGAAAGAAATTAAAGATGATTTGCATTTAGACCCTTGGATGTATGATATTAACAACCCAGAGTTTGAGCAAGATAAACCAACATACGAATTATTGGCAAGTGGTAAAACAAATGGCGTGTTTCAGGTAGAATCGGCAGGTATGAAAGACCTTCTAGTAAGATTGAAACCAAAACTATTACAATTGGATTTTGAAGTTATATCTGTTATTTTGGCACTGTATAGACCAGATAGTATGGGTGCGCTTGATGAATATGTTGAAATGGCAATAGGTGGTAGTAGACCACCATCAATTCATCCTGATATGGATAACATTCTGAAGGATACGAATTATTGTATGATTTACCAAGAACAGCTTTTAGATATTGTTAAAAAGTTTGGTGGCAGAACATACGGAGGGGCAGACTTATTCAGAAAGGCAATTGGGAAAAAGCTGCCAGAACTGGTCAAGAAAGAATCTGAGAATCTCAGAGGAGAAATTGAGAATAATGGTTATACAAAACGTTTAGCAGATACAATTGCAAACGAGTTGTCGCAAAAAGGTGGTTATCTGTTCAACAAATCCCATTCATATTCATACGCAGTTCTATGTTTTGAAACAGCTTGGTTTAAAGCGCACTATCCTACTTATTTCTTTAAGGCACTTTTCAACTTGAACAAGGATAAAGCAGGTGCAATCAACAAATATATTCTTGACTCTAAAGATTTTGCTGTGACAGTTGCACCACCAAATATCAATCATTCTGGCATGAATTTTACAGTAGATAACAATAAGGTACTATTTGGATTATCTGCAATTAGCGGTATTGGCGAATCAATGTCACGACAGATTATTGACGAACGTGAGAAAAATGGTAATTTCACATCATTTGATGATTTAATACAGAGACTTAGCCTTAGTAAAGCGTCTGTTATTGCACTGATTAAGGCTGGTGCAATTCCATGTAAGAATAAGCGTACAAAATTGATTGCTTATTTAAAATCGCAATATCAGCCGTTAAAATTCACAGAAGTAAGTACACTTCCTACGTATAGAAAACTTGAAGAAGAATGGGGAATTGATATCAAAAGGTACATTACTCCTTCCTCTGGTAAGCGTATTGTATACGACAAAGAAGCATTATTGGTCGAATATAATAAGGTTAAAAGAGAACAATTTGAAGAAAATCAAAAGATACGTTTTCAGAAATATATCGAAGAAAATAAAAAGTATTTGGAAGATGAACAGTTTTGGGAATTCCAAACATTACAGGTCTTTCTAAATGACAATCCGTTTGATGCAGCTTATGAATTTTTAACGCCATTTGAGGATATTCCAGATGGAGATACCTGTGTTCTAGTTGGTATTATTGCTAAAGTTCAGAAAAAGAAAGATAAACATGGGAAACAATTTGCTTTTATCAACATCTATTCTTCCTTCGGTTTAGTTGAGGGGATTGTATGGCACACACAGTTAAAAACATATGAAGATATTGTTAAAAAAGGTCAACAGGTAGCTGTGCTGTGCCGAAAGGATAGCGAAGAAAAAGTAGTTGTAAATCAGCTTAAACCATACCAAACATGGTTAGAAGATATGAGAAAGAAGGGAGTGACAGTGTGATGCAAGATATTGAGAATGATGTTTTAGAATTTAAAGCAGTTATTACCTATGCGAAATATTACAGTCCTGATACAACATGGGGCTGCTATACCTTTTGTACAGATGCAGATATTCCATATTACACCAGTAGTGGTACACCATCTGCCAAAGGACAGAAGTTTGGTACTTTAGCAGGGAAAATGCAAGAATTGACTATTGGTGGTGAATATCTGGTTAAAGCAGTTTATAAATGTGATAAAAAATACGGTCATCAATATGTCCCAAATGCTGTTTACGCTATTATTCCTCAGAGTACAGATATGCAAAAGATGTTTCTTGAATCAATTATTGCGCCAACAACAGCAGAAAATCTGATAAAAGTGTATCCTAATCTGGTTGAAGATGTAATAAATGGCGAGTTAGATACGATTGATTATACAAAGGTTAAGGGTGTACGAGAAGCTACATGGAACAAGGTAAAAGAAAAAATCATAAACAATTATCTAATTTCAGATATTCTGACTATGCTAACTCCTCTAGGTGTCACATATAAAATGATTCGTAAGTTATTAGATGACATACCTAATCCTGCCTTACTCAAACAGCAATTAGAACAGAATCCTTATATATTAGTAAGAATTAGAGGGCTTGGGTTTAAACGCATTGATGAATTGGCATTGAAATTAAAGCCTGCACTGCTTGATTCTCATGAGCGTCTAGTAGCTTTTGTGAAATATTTTTTCGTAGAATTGGGTGAAGAAGGGCATACATGGTGTTCTAAATCTATCCTGTACGATGCCATTAGTAATAATGTGGCAGAATGTTTGGACAAATTTGACTGGCTTTTTGGTAACGAAGATTTTTTACATATCCACGGAGATAAGATTGGTTTGAAATCGTATTATGCTGTTGAATTGCAAATTTTTCACTTGTTAAGTCAAAAGAGCGCACAGGTCACTGATATCAATATTACTGAAGAACAAATACAACAAGCCGTTCAGTTTGCAGAAAAACAACAGGGTTTTCAATATGTACAAGAACAGTTAGAAGTAATTCATGATTCGCTTAGTAGAACTGTCAGTGTTATTACGGGGAAAGCAGGGACAGGAAAAACGTCAATTATGAGAGCGATTTTGTGTGCATACACACACAACAAATATACGATTACTGCGTCAGCATTATCGGCTATGGCAGCACAGCGTATTACTGAAGCAACTGAATTTCCTGCTATGACAATTCATCGTACTCTTGGTTGTCAGGGAATAAATAAGTTCACATTTTATAAGGATAACAAATTGGTTACAAACGTAGCGTTTTTAGACGAAGGAAGTATGGTAAACGCAAGTTTATTTTTGGCGTGGCTGGAAGCCATTGATGATAATACTCGTATCATTATTTGTGGCGACCATAAACAGCTCCCACCTATCGGATATGGCAATGTGTTTTCAGACATTATTGATAAACTGGACAAATCATGTGTAAGCCAACTTACGAAGCCAATGAGACAAGCTGAACAGTCTGGTATTTTGGTTGACGCTAATATCATTCGTGAAAATAAGAATCCTATTCAGTACCCCAAAAATCGTATTATTCATGGTGAATTACAGGATATGTATTATATGTTCCGTACAAATAGACAATCGTTGTTCGATATTGCGGTAAAAACATTTTTGGATTCTGTAGACACAGATGGGTTAAAAAATGTTGTTTTGGCTGTACCAAGAAAACAGGGATGTTTGAATAGTACGTTTGAACTGAACCAAGTTTTACAAGATAAATTGTTAGGCGATAAAAGACAAACTATTTCTAATGAACGTATTGATTTTAAACTTGGTGCAAAAGTGATGCAGACCGTTAACGATTATGATAAGAACGTATTTAATGGTGAGATTGGTTATATTACATGTATTGATAGTTATATGGATAAAGGCAAAAAGAAAGAGTATTGCGAAATTACATATACAGATGCTATTGGACAGAGTAAAGTAATACACTATGAAAAAAATGAATTATCTGCGATTGATTTAGCGTATGCTATGACAGTACATAAAATGCAGGGGTCAGGTGTGAAAACTTTGATTGGCATTATTGATAACACACACTATCAATTATTGGACAACTGTATGTTATATACCATGCTTACCAGAGCAAAAAAAAGATGTTTGCTTTTAGCAGAACCATCAGCGTTTCTGCAATGTATCAGAACAAGCCATAACGCGCGTAATACATGGTTACAGCTTGAATATTGATTACCCAAAACAAACCTTAGTCAGTGCCAAAGTATAACTAAGGTTTGTTTTTTGTTTGGAGTTTGTATGTGCCAACAATATTTTATATGAGAAAATCGAAATATGTATTGAGGTGATTACATTGCATAAAGGCTATGAAAAACGCTTTGCAAACGGTGATATTGTTTACTGGTGTCACAATGAAGGGAGCGGACGGTACAGTGTAAAGTTTGGGATGGTAGATGAACAATTTTCAGACGCAGTTATTATAGATTATCTTGTTTTGAGAGAAAGAAGATTTGTGAATGGTGTACCGATTGATAAATTTGAAAGTGAAACAAAATATAGAAAACTTCCAAAAGGATGGACATATAACACTCCGTTGTATGAGTTGACATACGCCCCATTGACAGGAGAAGAAATTGCTCTTGCTGATAAATGGGCAATAATTATAAAAACACCGTCAAGAATAAAAGAGCTATACAATAGTGGTGTTTTAGTAAAAGATTCTACTATTTTTCATGGAAAAATAGTAGCTGATATAACAAAAGATGGTTTTCGTATTAGAAAATATTATCCAATGTGGGAACATCATATTGACCATGTTTCTATTGTACCGTATAAAGTGTATTTTACATTTAAAGAGGCAGAGCAAGAAGTAAAAGAAAACATTGCAGAATTTAATAGACAGCTTTTGCTATCTGACTATGAATGGTCAGTAGAACAAATAGATAAAACATTACAAAGATATAAAAAAATTGCAGATGTATCGGACAATAAAATCAAGCAATATCGAGAGTGGCTACTCAATATGAAAAATGTTGAAGATATAGAAACTAGAATATTCAACGGAAATGTTCAGTGGAAATATTGGGAAAAGAAACGATGGAATTATATTGAATTGTAAAATTTTTAAAAAATCGAAATATATATTGAGGTGATTTATATGAGTTTGCATGACTTAATACAAAATGCAAAAAGTGTTGACCTATTTCCAGAGTTCGCAACACTACCGTTACATCAACGATGTCTATTTACAATGCGTGTTAAGGCTGCTGTAGTTCTATGCGAAGTCAAGTATAGATTATTTAGGAGGTTATGACTGTGAATCTAATTATTAAAGACAGACAAAAGGGTAAAACAACACAACTAATTTACATTAGCGAAGCTACCAGATACCCGATTGTCGTACCATTTGAGGCACAAAAGAAATACATTATTGAGCTGGCAAATCAAATGCATTGCTCGATTGAAACACCATTAACAATTCGTGAAATGAAAGAAAAAGGGATAAGCGTAGAAACTCCAATTTTGTTTGACAATATTGAGAGTATTTTGGGTGATGCAGTGCAACAGTATCTTGGTGCAGAGGTGTTTTGTGCTACGATGACAGATGCCTTGAAAGAATATTATACAAATTGGGGCATAAATGCAAAGGAGTAATATGTATGAAAATTGACAAAATTGCTGATGCAACTTTAGTTGATACAACAACAGGAGAGCATGTAATCAACTTTAAAAATGGTTCTTCTATTGAAATTTTGACAGAAAGTTGTGATACACATAGACCTCATAAAAAAATATTTTATTGGGATATGAAGGAAAATACTAAAATTGTAATTGATGAATCTGATATGGAAGAAGCTGAAGAATTATTACAGGGGGCAATGTTAGATGAGTGAACCTATATTATGGGTGCTTGTTGGTTTAAGTGGCAGTGGTAAATCCTCTTATGCTACTGAATTGGTTCAAGTACGCCCTAACACGGATATTATATCAACAGACCGTATACGTGAGGAATTGACAGGAGATTATACAAACCAAGAACACAATGAAGAAGTGTTTAAAATTTTTCATAATCGCATCCGTTATAGTTTAGAACATAAAAGAAATGTTATTGCCGATGCTACCAATCTTACAATGAAATCTCGTAGAGCAATTTTACAAAAAGTAAATGGGTTGAATATTGTGAAGGTTTGTCTTTTATTCACGAAACCTTTTCAAATCTGTAAAATTGATAACCTAAAGAGGAAACATCCAGTTCCAGAGGATGTTTTAAAGAAACAAATTTCCAGATTTCAAATTCCGTTTATTGAAGAAGGTTTTGATGAAATTAACATGGTTCGGCACAGATGGGAAAAATATAAAATAGATATGTATGATTGGCTGTTGCTGGCATGTGACTTTAAGCAAAAAACACCCCATCACACGATGACATTGAAAAGACATTGTATGCATACTGGAGAGTTATTTGACGACAAAAACATAGAAAACCAATTCCTTTTCAGTGACGACATTATATCATTTTGTAATGGTGCATTTTTACATGATATTGGTAAAGTCGTAACACAGACCTTTGATGAGCATGGGATAGCACATTATTATAATCATGCTGAAATCGGTAGCTATATGGTCTTATCACTTATGAAAAAGCCAGAAAAATGGAATGATAAAGATTTATTAAACTGCTGTTTTCTTATTAACTACCATATGATGCCATTCAATTGGGATACAGATAAAGCAAAACAGAAATGGAAGAAAAGATTTGGTTTATATAAGTACAATATACTTGTTAATTTCCATGTGTGTGATAAAGAAAGATGATGAACAAGGAGGTTTGGTATGGAATTGGATATGAAACACGTAATTCAAATTTTTAAACAACTACAAAATACGTCCAGTAAAAAAGATAAAGAACGTATTATTGCTGAAAACAAAGATAGCGAACTATTCAAACAATGTTTAGTATTTTTGCTGGATGATAACATTACCACTGGTATGGCAAAAAAGTCATTGACAAAAGATATCAAATACAACGGCTATACAATTCTATATGATTGGGCAGAACTGATGCAGTATTTGCAGAAGAATAATACTGGCAGAGATATTGATATTTTGGTCGCACAATCTTTTTTAATGACACAGGACGAAGAAGACAAGTGGTTTTACGAGGGAATGCTTACAAAATCTTTGAAGATTGGCTGTGATAAGAAAACAGTGAATAAAGTAATTCCAAACTTAATTTTTGAATGGAATGTTCAGCTTGGTTCACCTTTTGACAAGTTGAGATTAAAGAAGAATGAATATTTTTATCTAAGTCAGAAGATGAACGGAATCAGAGCTTCTTTTTATAATGGTCAATTTATTAGTAGACAGGGCAAAGAAATTATGGGTATGCAGCATATTATTGATGATATCCAATCTTTGACGGGTGGAGCTGATATGTTCTTTGACGGTGAATTGATTCGCAAGAATGTTGACAATATTTCTGATAATGAAAACTTTAGAATTGGTACTGGAATTATCAATTCTGACGCAGAGAAAAAGGATGAAATTAAGTTTGTTATTTTTGATTGTTTTCCAAAAAACGAATTGAAGGACGGAAAGTCGAAAGACAAATATAGTAAACGTAAGCAGCAGCTTCTTTATTATAATGCTGAAATTAAAGTAAAAGGTCTTAATAATATTGAGATTGTACCGATGTTGTACGAAGGTACTGACTGTTCTGAAATTATGAAATGTCTTGATTTTGCAACAGAACAAGGCTGGGAAGGTATCATGCTAAACAAGAATACACCTTATGAATGCAAACGTACTACGAACTTAATTAAGGTTAAGAAGTTTCTTAGCGCAGACCTTGAGGTTGTAGATGTATTAGAAGGTGATGGTAGATTAAAAGGTACTCTGGGTGCTTTGGTTGTGAAATATAAGAATAATACCGTTAATGTTGGTTCTGGTTATGATGATGAAACTCGTAAGAAAATCTGGACAAACAGAGAAAATATGATTGGGAAAATTATCGAGGTTAAATATAAGGAAGTTTCTAAAGATAAAAAGACTGGATTGGAAAGCCTGCAATTTCCCACATACAAATGCTTACGCAACGACAAGACAGAAGAAAGTTTGAATTGAGGTAATATTATGATTTACAAAGAAGAAGTGCGAGATTTATTTTCTGTGCCAGATGATTATTACTTTGTACAGTGTATCAGTGGTGATTTTGCTATGGGTAAAGGTATTGCAGTTGAGTTCAATAAACGTTTTGATATAAAAAATCAATTGCAACATAATTATTCTAGCCTAGTTCGCAGAAATGAATGGGGTAGAATTAAATCTATGGCGTGTTTATTAGAAGGCAGGGTATTCAATCTTGTAACAAAAATTCGATATTATGAAAAACCTACTTATCAATCTATGACAGATTCATTAAAACGAATGAGAGTTATTTGTGACGGTTTAGGTGAAGCTAGAAATATTCATAAGATTGCCATGCCTACTATTGGGTGTGGGTTAGATAGGCTTCAATGGGATAAAGTATCTGAAATCATCAAAGAAGTTTTTAAAGATTCTGACCTTGAGATTTTAGTATGCAAGAAGGTGTAAGAAAGATATGTCTTATTATCTGTCAAGGTACATTGGTACATATAGGGTAAAATCAGAATATGATTTAGACACAAATGACTTTGCACGAAATCCTGATGGCAGTTTAGACCAGAATAATACATACATCAAATGTGCAAATGATGCAAAGATTTTTCACTATGGCAAAAATATTCTTGAGTGTTATGTTCCGTCTTTGCAACGTGGCAGGAATATGCTGAAAGGTCTTGCTACTGAACTTGGATTTACTCTTGCTGATTATGGAATACCGTGCAATTATAATGCTTTGTATCAGGATTTGGAGAATACTAAAGTAGTGTTTGATATTGATGAATCAGACGCAGAGGTGTGGTGGCATTTTCAATCTAAGAATATTGAGCTGATGGCGAAATATATGAAACCACAAACCAGTGGAGCGAATATTAGCCCGTTCAGTCTTAAAAATTTGCCGAAACAAAAGTACACTATACCCTATGAAAATATGGTGGTATATAAGCAAATTATCAACGATGCAAACTTGGATAATAAATTGGTCATTGGCAAATTAACAAACGATTTTATTACAAAAATAGTACCAAAAAAACATAGGCTATATGCTAAAAGTGATATGAAAAAAGAAATGAGAAAGGTGATGTTGAACGGCAAAGAGTTTATTCATTCTATCGGACTTTGGGATGAATTTATGAACTTTTTGCGAAAGAAGTTATTGGAGTGATGTTTTATTAAGTACAAAAAATTATGTTCTGTATTCTTTTGCACAACATTAGTTTTTGGTTCGACTACAATTTCTCTGGGGTGTCAAAATTATAAAAATAGAGAAGTGATATATGTGTACCAGAAACAAAATGCTGTCTTAGAAAAGATTATAGAAGATGAAGAAGAAGTAATTGCTTTACAGAATGAAGAAATGAAAATTTTAGAAACAAAACTTTCTGAAACAGAAAAGAAAATTACAGAACAAGAACAAACGATTAAAAAACAACAAGCACAAATTACAAAAGATAAGCAGCAGATAAATACACAAATGAATGGAGAAAAAACATTTGTAGGTACTTTCAACCTTAGTTTTTATTCTAAAGAACAATTCCCAAATAGCAAAACTTGTACGGGTGCAATGCCACAGGTCGGTATGACAGTGGCGGTTGACCCGAAAGTAATTCCGCTTGGAACAAAGATTTACATAGAAGGTTTAGGCGTGAGAATTGCACAAGATACTGGTGGTGCTATTAAAGGGAATAAACTGGATGTGTTTGTAGCAACAACTGCTGAAGCATATCAGCTAGGGAGACAAAACAGAAAAGTTTGGATTGTTAAATAAGGAGAAATGTGAATGGGAATTACAACAGTTTTTAACCATATCGCAGCAGATGCGGATACGTGGAGAAGGGTAAAAAATCATTGTAGAACAACAGATAATAAAGATTTTACAGAAAATTATGCGACAGACAAATTTAAAGAAATGTTGCTTATGTCTGAACATTCCCCTATTAGATTGCTTGAATTTGACTGGACATGGAAACCAATGGAGTATTGGGTGTCTACAGAATGGTCGAGACATAAATTTGAAAAGTTTATTAGTACGCAGCGTGATGACAGATTACAGGATGAAACGCCAAGAGGCAAGAAGCCACAGGATACGCCAGTAACGTTTGATGGTTTTGCCAATATGCAGCATTGTATTGATGCAGCACGAAAAAGGCTATGTAGTTGTGCTACAAAAGAAGCAACAGCATATGGGGAAAGTTTTAAATATGAATTACATAAAACGCATCCACATGAAGCAAACGTTTTAGTACCAAATTGTGTGTATCGTGGTGGATGTCCAGAATCTTTTTCCCCGTGTGGATTCTGGGACAAGTTTGTAGAGAGACATTCGGATGTAAATTTGTTTGATTTGCATGTTAGATATCAGGTATATAATGAAGAATTTTACAATAGAGCAGAGAAAAAATGTGGGAACAATCACTAATTCAGGAATGGAGAAAGAAACAGAAGGATGATGGAAATTTTTGATGGTATAATACCCATTTTAGGTGTTCTAGCCGTGTTTGCTATTTTAGGCATTTGTATGTTTGGGTTAATTGAGTTATTTCAAAAGTCATTGGGAAAATTAAGACTGCTGTTTAAATCAACCGTCAACACACCAGTACCATCGTATAAACCGCCAGCTCCAACACGTAAGCATTGTTTATTGTGCAATAATGGGAGAAATAGCATAAATTTTATTTCTGGACTGACTATGACAAGTCCATATTCTATATATGATTTAGGTCGTTTGGATGATGTGGAATATTGCCCTTGTTGTGGAAGAAAATTGAAAAAAGCGGAAAGTAAAATTATTCCAAAATCGAATAAATAAAGTAGATGGTTGCAAACATCGAAAAATACTAAGAAAGGTATCGAGTAACGTTTTCAAGTGTACACGCTCGCAATTGTGATATGCAATATTTAGGTGGCAAAAGTCGTATTAGCAAACAAATTGCGGAGGTTATTAATGAGATACCAAGGAGGAAAATCAAGAATTGCGAAACAGATAGCATCAGTGATTACGAATGTATGTTCTCAGAGAGAGAGAGAGAGAGTAATTTAACATTCGTTAGTCTGTTTTGTGGTACTTGTTCTATAGAAAGTAAGGTCACAGGGTTTGAACGAAAAATTCTGAATGATAAACATGAATATTTGATTGCATTGTTAAATGGTGTGAAAAATGGTTATGAGTTGCCAGAAAATATATCGCTGGAAGAATACCAATATCTACGAACACATCAAAATGAAGATAAAATATTATCTGGTTTCGTTGGATTTGGATGTTCATTTGGTGGCAAATGGTTTGGTGGGTATGCCAGAAATAAAACGAATACCAATTATGCAGCACAAAGTAAAAGGTCTTTACTGAAAGATATGTCAACGCTAATGGATGCAGAATTTAGTTGTAAAGATTATCGTGACGTAGAGCTTCCAGATGGCTGTGTGGTGTATGCTGACCCACCATATAACGGGACAACAGGGTATGGTAATGAAAAGTTTGATTCCGATGTGTTTTGGGATTACATGAGAGATATTAGTAAAAATCACATTGTATTTATTTCCGAACAAAATGCGCCAGATGATTTTATCCCAATTTGGGAAAGACAGCTAACAAGAACGTTGGATGTTAATAAAAACAATCAATTTAAGGCAACAGAAAAATTATTCATTCACAAATGTAATGAAAAATACATAGCAATTTAAGAAACAAACAAAGTCAAGGAGAGTGAAAGACATCATAGAAACTATTCATATTGACCGAGACAAACGTATTTTCGTTTTGTCCGATGATATTGACAATCGTTCCGTGTCGAATATTGCATTCGGGTTATTAACAATAATTAAAGATGATGATGAACAAGAGAAAAAAGAAGTTGGATTTAAGCGTCAACCAATTAACGTTTATATTAATTCCTGTGGTGGAGCAGTGTATGATATGTGGGGTTTGATTGATATTATGCTTAATAGTAAAACACCAATTCATACATATTGTACTGGATATGCAATGAGTGCTGCATTTGAAATTTTCCTTGCTGGTCATAAAAGATTTTGTTACAAACATTCTACATTTTTATATCATCAACCATCCTTTTCTAAATATGGCACATATATGGACATGGTAGAAAAGAGAACAGAGGTAGACTATATCAACGCACAAAGCGAACAGTTTGTGTCTGAACGAACCAAACTGACAGAAGAAGATATTCAGACAATTAGGAATCTAAAACAGGATTTTTATATCCATTCAGATAAGGCAGTTGAATATGGAATTGTGGACGAAGTGTTATAAATTTTGTAAATGATAATAAGGTGTAGTGACAATTAGATGGTAAAATCTTCCAGTCAATGAAATCCGTATTTTATTGGAAATTTTATCTATATATAGTAGCATAGATTGAATCTTACTACTATATATAGTGGTATCAACACAAAATATAGTGAAAATTTAGAAAGAAGTGATACATATAGACTATTTGATTTTATTAGTAGGTAAATCTGGGTCTGGTAAGACAACAATCGCCAAAAATTTAGAACATTACGGTCTGAAGCAGGTTCAGAGTTACACTACACGAAAACCAAGATATGATGGTGAAGTCGGTCACATTTTTGTGACAGATAGTGAATATAGACACATTCCAGACAAGGCTGCTACAACACGTTTTAATAATTATGATTATTGTGCCACACAGCAGCAGTGTGATGATGCTGATATCTATGTAATCGACCCACATGGACTTGAATCTTTTAAGCACAATTATCATGGTCGCAAAAAATGGATTACAGTTTATCTTGACGTAAATCCATGTACACGTTTTAGCCGTATGGTGAAGCGTGGTGACAGCATTTTTGCTGCTTTAAAACGTTTGAAACACGACCATCATGCCTTTAAGAATTTTAAAAAACGTTCTGACATTGTTATTGTAAAAAATAAGGATGTACAGAAAGTGAGCGACATAATTTATACGTTGCATAAGGCTAAAAAATGGGACATGGTAGATTGGTTTAAAAGGGTGAAATAATGAAGGATTACACAAATATTGTTTACATTTCTCATCCATATGGTAACGATGAAAAAAATAAGAGGCTCGTAGGGGAGTTGATTAAAAAATTAGTTGAAGAATATCCAGATTATTTATTCGTTTCTCCAATCCATTCTTTTTCATTTCTGTATTCCTGTACCACATATCAACAGGGGTTAGATATGTGCCTGTGGCTGTTGCATCAATGTGACGAGGCATGGGTGTTTGGCGATTATCAGGAGAGTGTAGGTTGCATGGCTGAAATTGCGTATTGTAAGAATCATTCTATTCCATATCACATTATGAGTGTAGATTGTCCTTGGCAAAAATATCAATCTTCTTTCATGCTATTTTTTAACTATTTTACTGACCACGATAGAGAAATAAACTGTCTTGAGTGCAGCTTGGCTAATTTTGATGATGACTATGAAATAAGATGCCAACGATATCATATTGCACAAGTATATGAGAAATGTAAAATCGACAATGGAGAATATAAATAATGGATATTGATATGACTAAAGAAGATAAAAAGATTCTATTAGATTTGGTTTGTGCTGAACAAGTACAAATGCTAATTCAGAATCACAATGATTATACCTCAGAAAAATATGTAACACTAGAGAAACTAAAGATAAAGATTAAAGATATGTAACTATAGTGATACAACAATAAGGATTAGGTGATGTGTTTGAAAGTTATTAAAAGAGATTGTACGGAGGCAGCTTTTGATAAGCAAAAAATTTATAATGCTATTATGAAAGCAATGAAATATGGTAGTGGGATTATTAAAAAAGATATCGCTCAAGCGATTGCTGACGAAATTTATGAAGAATGTCAGAACAAAAATGAAGTAAGCATCTCTGATATTGAACTAATGGTATATGATAAGTTGATTACAAAAAAACAACGATTGACTGCTAAAGCATACGAAGGGTATCGAAGTATCAGAGAATTTCAGAGAGAAAACTTTAACACAACAGATGAACAAATTAGTGAGCTGTTAAATGGCACGAGTGATTATTGGAATAATGAAAATTCTAATAAAAATCCTAAATTGTTAACAACACAAAGAGACTATATGGCAGGTATTGTCAGCACAGATATTACAAGAAGATATTTATTACCACCAGAAGTTGTACAAGCACATGATGAAGGCTTAATTCATTTTCATGATGCCGATTATTTTGGGATGAATGCCATCTCAAATTGTTGCTTAATTAACTTAGACGATATGTTGCAGAATGGAACATGTATTAACAAAGTAAAAATTGATAAGCCACATAGACTTATTACTGCAACAACAATTTCAACACAAATTATTACTGCTGTTACATCGAGTCAGTTCGGTGGGGCAACTATTAGCTTGTCTCATTTAGCCCCATTTGTGAGAGATAGCTATAATCTTTATTTGACTAAATATAGAAAAAGAGGGTTGTGTGAAGAAGACTGCGTTAAGTATGCTAAAGAAGACATTCATAAAGAGATTGAGGACGCAGTCCAGACATTTAACTACCAGTGTAATTCGATGACTACGACAAACGGGCAAAGTCCATTTCTCTCGGTTGCAATGTATTTAGGCGAAACCGATGAATACAAGGAAGAACTTGCAATGCTTATCGAAGAATTTCTCAAACAAAGAATTGTTGGTTTAAAAAACGAAGTGGGCGTATATGTAACACAAGCCTTCCCCAAATTGCTGTACTTCCTTGAAGAAGATAATATGTACGAAGATAGTAAATATTGGTATTTGACAAAACTTGCTGCTGAATGCACCAAGAAAAGAATGACTCCAGATTATATTTCTGAGAAGAAGATGCTTGAATATAAAGTAGATAAAAACGGCAATGGAAATGTGTATCCATGTATGGGATGTGTTGATGGTCAAGAAATTATCTCGTACACATATAGAGGAATGTTGTTTACAGAATCTTTTGAAAGAATGTGGAATAGACTAACAGACTATTTTGAAATTAAAGAACAAAATGCAAATTCTCCAAACCTGTATATGAATGTCGATAATGTAAAAATTTACGATATGAACGAAGGGTTTGTGGAAGTTTCTAAAGTAATCAAAAATCTTTCTGAAGCATGGGTTGATTTGCATTTGTCGGACGGAAGAAGACTCTTATGTACACCAGACCATCCAATCACAACAACAGTTAATGTAACAAAACGAGTAGACGAATTAACAACAGAAGATAAAGTATATATTGATTCTAAATATCCATCTATACATACCACTGTATTTAATACAGACAAAGCATGGCTATTGGGGTTTATGTTGTGTGATGGATGTTATCAATCCAATCATATTTTTGCCTCGATTGCTTTTACTGAAGAAGATGAGATTGAAGAAAAATTTCATAAAGTATTTAAAAAATATTTTTCTTTAAATACAAAAACAGTTGTGCAAAACAGAGGAACAAAAGGTAAGTATAAAGACCTTGTGGCTATTGCAGACACACATGGCAATATGCAAACAGCTATTAACTATTTCACAAAACAATTTAGTGGAGTAAATAAAATCAACCGCCATATTCCAAACGAAGTATTTACATGGGACAATGATAGCAAAATGGCATTTATGGGTGGAATGATTGATGCAGATGGCTATATCAATCCAACATCACATGGAGGTTCTGTGGTACAAATTGGTTCAACTAATAAAGAATTGGCATTGCAGCAAATGGCTTTAGCACAAGCACTTGGTATGCCAGCTAAAGTATATCATAATAAATATAATAAGAAAAATCCAAACGCAATTCGATATAGAATTGAATTTTATCCAACTAAAGAACTAATGAAATATATCGTGTGTAAAAAGAAAACATCCAAATATTCTGAGACTATTTCAGACCATACTTGTTATACCGCCAAAGTGTTGGACGTAACTCAGGTAGATAGAACGTCATATAGTTATGATGTTACAACAGCATCTAGTCACTTTAATGTTAGTGGGATTTATAGTCATAACTGTCGCAGCTTTTTAACTCCATACATTAATGAAAATGGTAATCCACAGTATTACGGCAGATTTAATCAAGGTGTTGTCACAATTAACCTAGTCGATGTAGCACTATCTTCTGGTGGAGACTTTGATACATTCTGGGAAATCTTTGATGAACGCATGGAATTGTGCCATAAGGCTTTAAAATGTAGACATGAAAGATTAGAGGGTACTGTATCTGATGTCGCACCTGTGATTTGGCAGGACGGGGCGTTTGCAAGACTCAAAAAAGGTGAGACTATTGATAAACTATTGCATAATGGCTATTCTACGATTTCTCTTGGGTATGCAGGGTTATACGAGTGTGTTAAATATATGACTGGACACTCTCATACAGACGGAGATATTGGTGAAAAATTTGGTCTGCAAGTTATGCAGGCATTAAATAACAAATGTAATCAATGGAAAGAAGATGAACATATTGATTACAGCCCTTATGGAACACCGATGGAGTCTGGTGTCTATAAATTTGCCAAATGTTTAAGAAATAGATTTGGCGTTATTGAAGGTATCACAGATAGAGATTATATAACAAACTCTTATCATATTCCTGTATTTGAAGAAATTGACCCATTTAAAAAATTAGCCCTTGAAAGTAAATTTCAAAAACTTAGTGGTGGTGGTGCAATTAGCTATATTGAGTGTGCCGACCTAACGAATAATACTGATGCAGTTATTGAGGTCATCAAATTTATTTACGACAATATTATGTATGCAGAATTAAATACAAAATCTGATTATTGTCAGGTCTGTGGTTATGATGGTGAGATTAAAATCATTACAGATAATAATGATTTAGTTTGGGAATGCCCGAAATGTGGTAACAGAGATAAAACTAAAATGAATGTTGCCAGAAGAACGTGCGGTTATATTGGAACAAATTTCTGGAACAAAGGTAGGACTGAAGAAATTATGAGTAGATATGTTCATCTTGATGACCACACTGTACAAGAAAGAGGTTGATGCTGTGAGATACGCAAGTATGAGAGACATGGATATTTCTAATGGTTCTTCTGTTGGTGTTGCATTATTTGTGCAAGGATGTGATTTTCACTGTGATGGATGTTTTAATATAGAAACATGGGATATCAATGGTGGGCTAGAATGGAACATGGAAAGTATCAATAAATTTTTTAATATTCTAAATCGTCCATATATTAAAAGATGCTCGATTTTAGGAGGAGAACCGTTACATCCAAATAATATTCTAGATGTCTTTTACTTATGTAAAACAATTAAAGAACAATATCCAAGTAAAGCAATTTGGTTGTATACAGGGTATCAATTTGAGGATATTTGGATACCTAATGATATTTATAATAATATTGTCGTAAATACTGTTGCAAACATGGACAAGCTGTCAAGAAATAATATTTTAAAATACATTGATGTTTTAATTGACGGTAAATATATAAAAGAATTGCGTGATATTACATTGCCATTCAGAGGTTCTTGTAACCAACGTATCATTGATGTGCAGAAAACATTGCAGGAACAAAAAATCGTATTGTTTGAAACAGAGACATAATTCAAATGTCATGCAAGACCAAGAAACAATAAAAGATTAAAACTATCAAAGAGTGGAATTTATTTCCACTCTTTTTTTGTGCTGCAACACTATCGTTCTTATACAAAAATCGAAAATATAAGTGAGGTGATTAAATGAGCAATACAAACAATACAGGTAGTATAGGTAATACGAAAGACACAGATACATATGGCAATGCATATAAATCTATGACGTTCATTCAGTATCATAAAACGAAAGAAAGATTAACTAATGGATGCGCGATTCCTTGCGAAGACTGTTTACTGTCACGTTGGAAAAATGGTACACGTTTTGAGTGTAATGAGTTGGAAGAAAAATTTCCAGAAATGGCAGTTAAAATTCTTTATGGTTGGTCTAAGCGTAAACAATTGAACACAAGAAAAAAATATTGTCTTAAGGCATTTACTAATGCAAGAATTAAAAATGGCGTACCAGTTGTATGTGTTAAAACCGTTGGTTGTTACTTCCCACAACGTTGTGATACAAAGTGTATAACATGTTGTGGCATAGCGCATGAAGAAGATAAATTTGTTAAGGAGTGATTATATGAGATTGATTAAACAGGATGGCAGAGTTGATATACTGTACGAGCGTGTTATTGTTTCATTAAAACCACATGTAGTGCTTTATTGTACAATCTATGAAGTTATTGCATATGCAACATCTTTAGATAACGATGATACTTATTGGGTTTTGGGAAAATATTTGACAGAAAGCAAAGCAAAAATGGTAATGGCTCTAATGCGTCATGCATGTTTATCAGGCGAAACTATTTTTCAATTCCCATCAGATGATGATATCGAAGAACAATATAATACAATTTTTACAAAGGGCAGGGAGGTATCCAGATGAAAATTGCCAAAGGAAAAGAAAAAGAGTATCAGGATTGGTACGGCAAAAATAGTGACCCATATGGTAGAGCTTGTTTAACTTTTGCCGAAAGATGGGCTGAATTGTTAGAAGAACAGATTAACAAATCTGATAATGTGATGCAGTGTATTATTGATAATGCAGATAAATGCAGTCATGAGGCAGATACAGAAGGTATAACGGGGTTTATGTACGGATGTGCTATGATTATTCTTGCACGGTGTTGGGAATATGGAGAATATCTGAGAAAGTGGCATAACAAAGAATATGGATATGACGGAGATGGGGTTGTCAACCCAGCTATTATAGGAGTGAATATGAAGTTATGATTAAAAAATATAGAAAAAAACCTGTTGTAATTGAAGCTATGCAATGGGACGGAAAGGATTTAATGTTATTAAGTTGGTTTGTGGGTAATTCACTACTCATTCTTCCCAACAATGTAATGATTCGTACTTTAGAAGGTGATATGAAAGTAAATAAAGACGACTATATCATTAAAGGTGTCAAAGGTGAATTTTACCCTTGTAAACCCGATGTTTTTGAGCAGACATACGAAGAATGTATGTAACAACAAAAGGATAATAGATATGACAAAATATATGACACTTGAAGAAACAATTAAACATCTAAGGGATGAAGAAACGAAATTTAGGCGTTATGCGTTTATATCACGCCAAAACGTTTTTGAGCCAGAGGTAAATAGAAAGTATTCAGAACGCGCTAACACAAACGTTGCTGATGGGCTGCGAAGACAAGCCGACTGGCTGGAGGAACTGAAACGCTACATGGATTTGGAAGAACAGGGACGGCTGTTAGTGTTACCATGCAAACCTAATAGTGATGTGTTTATCATCAGTAAGCGTTATACAAAATGCTCTCATGAAAATGTCCCGTTTGAGGAACGTAGTTGTCTTGGATGCATATATGAATGCGATAGTCGTAAGGAATTTTATATTCAGAAAAGTAAAGCAGCAAACATTCTATGGATAGTTGACAATATTCATGAATTCGGAGACACTGTGTTTCTGACATACGAAGAAGCAGAAGCAGAATTAATGAGGAGGATGAATGTTTTATGAGGTTGATTGATGCTGACAACCTAGTATATGTAATACTCAGTTTTTTCAAAACTGGTGAAGAATCATTTTCTCCAATAGATATATGCGACATTATTAATAAACAGCTTATTGTCTACGATATGGACAAGGTTGTAGAACAGTTAGAAGACTATTTGTTTGAGCGATATTGCGTAGAAGGAGATAATGAAGTTTCTCGAATCATAAAAGGAGGTGGATTGCCAACTAATGTTACGACCAACAAAGCCACCAAAGAAATTTGAAAAGTACGGATTTAAAAAATGTAAGGGCGATTACGGACAAAACGGTTGCTATTATCTTTGTATTGCCAGAGGATGCAAAATGCTGTTTGTAAGCAATACATGCTTCGATGTATTTAACTGGGAAAATGATGACCCACGTATTCATAAAAAAGCGAATTGTAAATATAGAGACACACGCACTGTGCTTGATATTGTGTATCAGCTTATCAAAGATGGTATGTTAGTCAGCGAATATTACTCACATGTATCTAGCGAAACTACTTTTAAAATTCCGTCTGACAACGATGTGAAACAACAATACGAGCAAAAGTTTGCGTAAAGGGGGTAATAATTCATGTTAACTACAGAAAGAAAAGATAACTTCCAAATGCTACATTGGCTTGACGAACTGCTGATTGGACATAGTGGTTATATAGTTGGAGGTTGCTTTAAAAATATTTTCAATAAAGAAAAGGTAAAAGATATTGATATATTTTTTCGTTGCAAACTGGATTATGATGAAGCAGTTGATTATTTTGACAGAATGACAGTTGGGTTTAACGGAGATGATAAATTAGAAGAAGAATATAGATTTCTTTATTCCAACGCTAATGTCAAAGCATACATAAGATTAAAAGATAATCTTAGAGTGGAATTGTGCTGTAAAATCTTTGGTACACCAACAGATATTTTAAACCAATTTGATTTTACCATTACAAAGTTTGCGTATTATAACGCATATGTTAGTAAGCAAGACTCCGACATATTGTTAGAAGCAGATTTGCCAGACCCGTTTTTAGAACAGTCAGCATAAAAGTTCACGGTAAATAAAGAAATTGAATTGGTTGGATTGGTGACGTATGATAATAAATTTTTTGAACATCTGCATCTGCATAGATTGGTTGTGGACAATAAATTGTTGTACCCAATTAGTACATTTGAGCGTGTATTAAAATATGTGAAGTATGGTTATATGCCATGTAAGGAAACTAAGTTAAAACTAATTCAAGCAATTAGGAACACAAGTATTATGGACGATGTTGAACTGTCTAAGAGTTTTTATAACGGAATGGACTAATGTTAAAGATTTTTATAAGGAGGTATTAAGAATGAATCATATCAAAATCAAGAACGAAACTAAAGTTAGTGCAAGTATGCCAATTTCTCTAAAGAATGGAAATATTGTATTGCATTTTAATCGTTTTGAGAAAATCGTTAATTGCTATATGGTAATTTCTTTTAGAGATGTAGATGGGCATTACAAAGGCGAATTTAACCGTTGTTCGTATTGTTCGTTATTAAATCTTGATACAGGTTGTATTGAATTTGAAGAAAGATGCAGTAGAGATACAACAGTACAAAGAGTATTGTCACACTTAAATCAACTTGATTTGGGTGGTAAGAACGCTGTAAACGAAGGACAATATGTTAAAGTGTATACCAACGAAGAATATCATCTTGAATTAACACTAACGAAATAAAAACAGGAGGAATGCACGATGAAATATATAGTTGAAACACATGGAGTAGGATACACAGAAACGCTTGAGTTTAAAGGCAAAACATACAAAAAAGAGTATGAAGGTGATTTCTCTGGAACATCAACGCAGGATAAAGATTTTTGGGAACAAATGGAGGCAGATGGCATCCACGATGAAAGGATTTTAGACGCTGTTTGTGATGATATTGACCGTTCCTCATGTGGGTTCGATTTGCTTGCGATTGCTGATAAGGGGGAGTGAATTCTATGGGAACAAATTATTATCTAGTTAAAAAGAAACCTACGCTTGATAGGGCGTTGCATATTGGAAAGGCATCAGCTGGTTGGAGATTCCTGTTTTATAAGCCAGCCATATATGAAGTGGATAGACCATTGAATACGTTCGAACAGTGGCGTGATTATTTGAAAGAAGCAACAGAAAGCCATGAATACGTCATTTTAGACGAGTATGAAAGAGAAGTCAAATATGATGAATTATTAGAAATTATTGCAACAAAGCAAAGTGAAAACCGACCAGATATGTTTGACCATTTTGAAAATGTAAATGGATACAGGTTTGCAAGCTGTGATTTTGGTTAAGAGGTGGCACCAATGAAAGAAACATTTGATGTGCTACTGGTTATGTTGGACGAAATGAAAAGGGCGGCAATTCAATCTTATGATTATTATGAAGCACGTAACTATCAACGCATTCAAACCAAAATTATTGAGTTGCAAGAGAAATACAATAAAAGCCTAGAAAAAGAACCTGCGACTGCTAAAAATACAGAAATGACGGCGTTAGAATATTTGAAAGAATATTACAGGATGTGTGATTCTACTGGTAAGAGTTCCTGTACAGGATGCCTGATGAACATAAGAAAAGGTAATATGGCGTGCTGGGATTTTCGGAAAAAATATCCTGAACAGGCAATCTCCATTGTACAGCAGTGGCATAAAAACCATCCTAAAAAGACAATTAAAGATGATTTTTTTGAAAAATTTCCTAATGCTAATAAATTGTGTGATGGTATCCCAGATGCATGTGCAGCAAAACTAGGTTATGTGTCTGAATGTCCATACCAAAATTGTGAAGATTTCTGTAAAGAATGTTGGAACGAACCACTAGATGAGGTGAAATAAAAATGGACATACAAAAATTGTTTGATGAAATCGAAGTTCAAATCAATAAAAAAATTGAGTTTGCTGAAGATTTCCGATATAGATATGGGTTACAGGAAGCTATGGCTACCGTCAAAGATGTAATGAATGAATATGAGTATAAGAACAATGCAGTTAATAATACAGAGAAACATTCAAAAAAGACAAGAAAAGATGATTTTCTTGAGAAATATCCTAATGCATTGCGGTGTGCTGATGGTACACCATACGTGTGTGCGTATATATTAGATTATTTCCGTAATCGAACAGAATGTATTCATCCAGACAAGTATGGGTTTTGCAATTTTGATAGGTATTCTAATGCTTGTAGAAATTGTTGGCGTGAACCATTAAGCGAAGAAGGTGATAAATAATGAAAAGATTTTTGGCAGGTATCCTTGAGATTGAAGGGGAAGAAGAAAAATTCTATACAGAAGACTACATAGATTTTTACACAACAAACGATGTTTTTACTATTAATTCTGGTACATCGGAAAATCCTATAAATGATTGGGTATATTGTTTGTTACATCCTTGGTCTATCGCAGATGAAGATTATACTGTCGAACTAAATTATGAAAATGCTTACACAGCAATACCAGATGATGTTCCGCAGTATAGATGTATTTATTCTATTATTGCGTATGAGTGTATTAGTGGCAAATTATACGCCTATGGTGATACACCGCAAGATGCTCTGCAAAAATGTATAGATGTCTTTGAAATGTTAAAGACAAAGTATAACGAAATTGAACCTAATGAAGAAGATTAAAATGTGGATTTTGTTGGGAGGTATAAACTGATGACATATGAAGAAGCTATTGGCTTTATCGAAGGCAAATTAAACTGCATGAAGAAATGTGCTGAGTTCTATAAGGAATATACTTGTCGTGTAGAATGTGATAACTGCAAGTATGCTTATACACAAGGCAACCTTGGTGAACAACTGGTTGCGCTTGAATTGGCAGTTAATATGCTTAATGATGTTCATTATTTAAATCAGAAACAACTCGATATTCAAACCCTTAAAAGCTACGTAGACAATGATACAACATTGTATGATTTATTAAAGGCACACACAAAGGTGTTAAAAAGAAAACCAATCAATTGTAAACAGTTTACGGATTTTGATAATGAACCATATGCAGTCCAATGGACTTGTCCGTCTTGTGGGCAATATCATCTTAATGGTTCTATAAAACCTTATTGTGATAATTGTGGACAGGCTATTGATTGGGATTGAATTAAAAAGGAGATATTACAATGGAAAATAAAACAGTAGACAATAACAATATTTTTGAAAGCTATCTGGCACGAGATATCTTTATCATGGATATTATCGAAAAGGTTGTTAATGACTGGAAACGAACAAAATGGAAAGAAGGTACTTTTAACAGAAAAAATTTAGAGGATTTTCTTTTTGACGGATTTCAGGACTGGTTTGAATTGGGTGTGCAAGAATGGTGTAATGCAGAATGGGGTGAAGAGGAATGAAAGAATTGTATATGACCGTATTACCAGATAGTCCATTGTATCGTGATTATTTTATGTGGTTATCTGATTATAAAAAAGTGAAAGAAATATATGGGGAGATACGGGAAAAATATGGTATTGAAAGTTTGCAAGTGTATCCATATGATAATAAATTTATGATTGTGCCAACACAAACCGATAAAGAAAAGTTTAAAAATTTTTTATTAAAAGACGGAAAGACATTCAGAAAAAATTGTGACATTAGCAAGGTATGGATACAAAGTGTTAAAGGCATCAAATTTATTAAAAAACCAGCTCCTGCATTCTATTTCGCTGAATGGATAGGTAACACTACATCAAGACTGTTTGCAGTTGGTGATGTGTTATATTGTAACATCAATGCAGAACGTGAATTTAATGAGATTCCGTCTTGGGCGAATGTAATGAAAGCCAGTGAATTTTATAAAGTGATGGAGGAAATGGAATGAGCGAAAAATACAATATGAATGACAACATTGTTCCAAGCGAAGCTAAAACACTTTTGGAAACAGTAACATGGCTTTGTCGTAACTGTGCATTGACGCATATTGAGGCAGCAAAAATTGCGAAAGTATGTCAAGATTGTTTAGAGCGTTTGGAAGGGAATGATAACTTAAATGATAATTACAAAAGATAAGGCAATGATTCCAGAAAACGAATGGGATGAAGGGTATATCAAAGGTTATACAGACTCTGCTAGAGACAGTTATTATACATGGGAGAAAAATCAACATCGTTGGCATGATGCGACACAAGAGAAACCTACTGAGGTATGTGAAGTGTATATATATTTTAGTACCTTTGGTAACGCGAGGGAATTGCATCCGTTTAAACATAGCTATGGTATTGGAATTTATATACAGGAAAATGATACTTGGTATATTCAGGGAGTTACAACACAAAATGTAATTGTGCGTGGTTGGAAAAAAATTGAACCCTTTGAGATTGATGAATAGGAGTGGTGATTATGAAAAATTTGAAAATTTTTGCAAATCATGTTGAACAAGAAGCAATAAATCAAATCAATACTCTGTTAGAACAGCCTGCCTTTCAAGATTGTAAGGTGCGTATTATGCCAGATGTACATGCAGGAAAAGGCTGTGTTATTGGTTTTACTGCTAATTTGGGTGATAAGGTCATCCCCAATATTGTTGGGGTGGATATTGGGTGTGGCATGTTAGTTGTTGAGCTAGGGAGAGAAGATATTAATTTTAATAGAGTAGACGAAATTATTAGGCAACATGTTCCGAGTGGTCGTAATGTTCATACGGAACGTTTTAGAAGATTTGAAGAACTACAAGATTTACGATGCTATAGAGAATTAAAAGATACAAAACGCTTAGAATGCTCTTTGGGTACTTTAGGTGGAGGAAACCATTTTATCGAGATTGACGTAGATGATGATGGTACAAAATATCTTGTAATTCACACTGGCAGTAGAAATTTAGGGAAACAGGTAGCTGAATACTATCAGAAATTAGCTGTTGAGTTAATGTCTGGTAAAGATAAATTGTTTGAAGCGCAAAACAAATTGATTACCGAATATAAGCAACAAGGGCGTAAAAAGGAAATAGAAGCAGCAATCACGGAACTACACCGTAATTTTCAATCTAATAAGTTAAATACGCCTAAAGAATTATGTTATCTTACGGGGCAGTATCGTGACGATTATTTGCATGATATGAGAATTTGTCAATACTTTGCAAGTATGAATAGGTATGAAATTGCCAGTAGAATCGTAGGTGATTTGTTTGGCGCAGATATCGCTTATTGGGATTTGAACATGTTTGAAACTATCCACAATTATATTGAATTTGAAACAAATATTGTTCGCAAGGGTGCTATTTCTGCCAAGAAAGGAGAGAAGTTACTTATCCCAATCAATATGAGAGATGGTTGTATCATTGGCATTGGCAAAGGGAATGATGATTGGAATTGTTCTGCTCCGCATGGTGCTGGTCGCATTATGAGTCGTTCTCAAGCAAAGAAGCAAATCATTTTAGAAGAATATACCACATCTATGGAAGGAATTTTCACTACATGCGTTAATAATGATACGATTGATGAAAGTCCTATGGCTTATAAACCTATGCATGAAATTTTAGAAAATATCACCGATAGTGTTGAAGTGTTAAAAATTATTCGTCCAGTGTATAACTTCAAAGCAAGTGAATAATAAAGGAAGAAAGGATTAGTGATATATTATGAATGTAAATGAAGTAGCAATAGGCAAGAATGTGTATTATGAAGAACATTGGTCAAGATGTATTGAAAAAGCAAAAATGGATGGGAGGGTAGAACGTGGGATTTGAAATTTATTCGATTTTCAACTTACCGCCAGAAAAGGGAGAAGGTAAATAATGCGTGTGATATTTTTAGATATAGATGGAGTGCTAATTTCCAAAGAATTTTTTAAAAACAGACAACCAACACAAGGGCTAAACGAAATTGACGAAGAAAAGGTAAAACTCTTGCAGCAAATAGTGCAAGCCACAAATGCAAAAATTGTACTAACTTCAACATGGCGTATATATGATAAGGCTGATAAAGTGTATCAGCATCTTGTGGACGTATTGGCGAAATATGATTTGAGTATTTTTGATTGCACACCATGGATAAATGAAGACAGACCACACGAAATTGCCGTATGGTTGTCCATGTGGAATGCTCTCAGGGATGTGCATGAACATATTTTTGGTTTTGTGAGTTTAGATGACGATTTTACCTACAAGCAATATGCACGATATGGAATGCAGCACCATCTGATAAAAACAACATTCTATGGGGAACACGGTGGTTTGCAGCCAGAACATGTACAACAGGCGATTGATATTTTAAAAGGAGAGTGAGGCTATGGGACGAGTATTTATTACAGGGGATACACATGGGCAATTTCACCGTCTGAAAAACTTCTGTAATCAAGTAGATACATCAACAGAAGATATTATGATTATTTTGGGTGATGTAGGGTTGAATTATCATCTAAATCAGTTGGACGAGCATGGTAAAAAATACCTGTCTAAGTTGCCATTGACATTCCTGTGCTTGCATGGGAATCATGAAGAAAGGGCTTGGAAAGTTGATACATATAATCCCCAATTTATCATCACAGATACGTTTAGTGGCACAGTCTGGGTAGAAGATAAATATCCAAACATTTGGTTTCTCAATGATATTGCAGAATTTAAGCTGCATGACGCAAATATTCTTGCCATCTCTGGCGCATACTCGATTGATAAACAATGGCGTTTAGCAAATAAAGCTAACTGGTTTGAATCTGAACAAATGAAACCGTATGTAATGCAGCAGTATTTAAACAGCTTAGATTCCTTGCAGAAAAAACCACATTTTGATTATGTTTTGTCTCATACATGCCCATTTAGTTACATGCCCACAGAAGCATTTCGTCCTAATATAGACCAAGCAGATGTTGACAATCGCACAGAACAGTTCTTAGATGAAGTGAGAAAGCGTATTTCTTATGACGAATGGTATTGTGGGCATTTCCATATCAATAAGTTTGGTCGATTTGAAAACGGGATATATGCAGATAAAATAAGATTTTTATATGACGATATTATTGAGTTGGATTGCTAAAAGTATCAAGTATGGTTGGATTACAGTGCAGGGCGCAAATACAGCAATTGTAAAATAATTTATTGTACGGGAGTGTGTTGTTGCACACTCCTATTTTTTATCTTTATCGAAATAATACTTAAAGAGGTGATTGATGTGGTAGAAGCAGTTATTAGATGTATTGTGTCATGGCAAATACTTGGTGGTATTATTGGCTCTTTCATTGGCATCGGTGTTGTATGTGTGATTTCCAGTAAACTGTCAGACTAAATAGAGAAATATTATATGAGGTGATAAGAATGACTCCAGAAGATATTAATCAGATTAAAAATATGACTGATGAAGAATTAAAAAAACAACAGCAAAAATTATTTGCTAAGAAAAATTTATTAAAACCATACGTTGACCAATATAATGCTGCTGATTGTGCATTGTCCCGTATTGAAGACGAAGTGGCATTTCGACATTGTAACAAAAATGTGCGTGGAAAATTCTTCTTTAATAACGCAGATGATAGATACATATATGTAGCTGAGTGCTACTATTCACATAACGTCTCGTATGGTAAATGTCTCATTATAGAACGTGGCGAAACCATTGAAGATAGTGAGATATATTATGACAATATTTTTATCAATAGTGACTGTAAAGAAATTACAAAAGAAGTATTTATGCTCCAAGTAGCTGAAATACTGAACAATTTACTGTGTAACGCTTGTATTTCTGTTACAGTGACAGAGGAGGAGACAAATGACGAAAAATGAAATTACAAAATTAACGGATAAAGAATTGGAAGAACAAAAACTATATTATGAAAATCGCAAAGCTGGGTTCAAAGAGTACCACGATGAATATATGATTGCTGATAGGGTACTATACGATATTAATCAGGAAGTACAACAACGGGCAAGTGCGAAAGATGTTGGTAAATGTTTTAAGCACAAATATGAGAATGTTTATATATGTTTAATCGGTAATTCTGCGAAAGAACATTGTTGTCTCTTTCTGGAAGAAGATTATGACATCAGTGTGGGGTACATTAAATTGGCATTGTTGACACGCAATAGCGACTATGTAGAAATTCCAAAGGAAGAATTTTTAAAGCAGTATGCGATTGCTGTTAATCATTTGTTGAATAATATTGACCCTAATATATCTATGGTTTTTAAAAAGGAGGATGTAAATGACAATGACTGAAAAAAATATTTTTACGAAAGAAGCAATTAAAGAATATATTGCAAACAGAAAACAAGTGTTAAAGGATGTTATTGCATACGGGCAAGAAGAATATCATTATCCTGTACCAAAGTTGCTGATTGTACAGGTCGGTGACAATCCTGCTTCTAATAGATATGTAGCTGGGAAAATCAAAGACTGTGAAGAAGTTGGAATTAAAGCGATACTGGCTAAACTTCCAGAGGATACCAGTGTAAATGAAATGCGTGAGCTGCTTACCGTAAAATTGAAAAATGTTCATGCTGCTATTATCCAATTGCCATTACCAGACCATCTTGTAAGTTATTTAGATGATTTTTTAGAAACTATGACACCAAAACAGGATGTAGATGGCTTTCTATTAGATTCCTGCCATTGTCCATGTACCCCACAGGGGATTGTTGACTATCTCAGCAACCAATATGGAGAAGAATGGTTTGTAGGGAAACATGCAGTGATTGTAGGACGCAGTGAGCTTGTTGGCAGACCATTAGCAAAAATGTTATTAGATAGAGACTGTACTGTTACTGTGGCACATAGCAAAACTAAGAATTTAAGACATGTAACCAGTCAGGCTGATATCCTTGTTTCTGCAACAGGTAAGATGAATCTCATTAACAGATTTAACATCAAACCAGATGTTGACGCAGTTATCAATGTTGGGTTCGCATTTGATGAGAATGGCAAAATGAAAGGTGATGTAGACGTTGAAGATGTTATGAGAATCACACCTAATTGTATGCCTATTGTTGGCAGTACAGGTTTGCTAACTAGATTGGCACTTCTTGATAACACAGTGAACGCATGGAATATGCAGTGCTAAGAATAATAAAGTGGTGATTATGTGGCAGATGATTATACTTGGATGATGAAATTTTGTGTTGATTGTATTATTGCCATGTTTGTATTTGCAACAGGGATGTTCATACGCTTCAAACAAAAAATTCAACGACAAACAGATAAAATTATTGAAGAATGCAAACAAAACTTAGAACAAATAAAAATCGAAATAGAAAATGCAAACAAAATGCTTGATGAATATAAAAATAAGCATCAATAAAATTTCTCTTTCATATGGAGAAATATATAGTATGCAAGGACTTAAATGCCCTTACAGACCAAATGCTGTTTGACTATAAATGAGGTAAAAAGAATCGAAAGCCTGAGATGGCGAAAAGATAAAGGTGAAGGCTGGAATTAACAATCCAGTCAACCGATGAGCGTATTGCCTGAAACTCAAAAGAGAATATAAAGGTATGGAACAAACCTCAGCCCTAACGTGTTATGACGAGGGATATGGATGCTCCCATAGGATACGGAAATGAACGTATTCTAATTTAATATTTTGAATTACAAAGAAGAAAAATAAATGAGTAGTACCAATCGTTCAGAAGCAAGACAATTTCATATTTCTGATTATTATATTACACCAGTGAACGAGATTAAGAATTTCTTTTCTGCTTTAGATAATGCAATAACTATTGATATGGATAAATGTACGCTAGACCCAGCAATCGGAGGAGATAGTAAAAATCAAATGAGTTATCCAACTGCAATAGCAAACTACTATAGTGTGCCAGTTGAAAATATTAAAACTATTGATATCAGAGAAGATAGTTTAGCAGAAACAAAAGCTGATTACCTGCACACAACATTGAATTATAAACCACATGTGATTATTACAAACCCACCATTTGCTTGTGCCATTGATTTTATTAAAAAGGCTTTAGCCGATGTAGAAGATGATGGGTATGTAATTATGCTGCTGAGGTTAAATTTCCTTGAGACAAAGGCACGAAAGGAATTTTTTGATACATATATGCCAGAATACATTTTTGTCCATCATAAGCGTATGTCGTTTGTACCGAATGGTAAAACCGACTCTGTGGAGTATGCACATTATGTATGGCATAAAGGGCATTATCCTGATTTCGCAAAAATTCAGGTAATTTGATAACAATAAAAATTTAATTTTATCGACAATGAGGTGATGAAAATAGAACATATAGTACAATTTGGCATCAATATTGATGACGAACAAATTAAGAAAACTATAGAGAAAAACGCTATGCAGCAGGTTGTGGCGACTTTCAGAAACGATGTCATTAAAGAAATGATAGGAAAGAAAAATTATGATAAATCTGATTATTCTACAAAAATGTGGAACGCTATTAACGAACATATTGAAACATTTCTCGATGAAAATAGAGAAGAAATCATTAACATTGCTTCAGATAAACTTGCAGAAAAATTGGCTAAAACCAAAAAGGTTAAAGATATGGTTGCAAATACAATTAGCAACTTGCTTGAATAATATAGGAGGTAATACGATTGAATCATTTTGATTTGGACACTAATAACAAAAGTAATGAAAAACAACCAAAATATTGTGTTACGTGGTGTAAAACCATTGTAGACGCAAATGAATACAGGGCAGGTAAATTTGTTGGTATACGTTCTGAACATGATTGTTATTTGCTTAATCCTACATGCATTGGAGATGATTGTTCTTTATGTTTTGAAACTATGAATGGCATTTTAGTTTTACCTTATAAACAGATTGTATCAATTATACCACAAATGGAGGAGAAATAATGGTCTATGTAATTGAAACAAATTTATCTATGAACGGAGATAAGATTGCCGACCATCAGTCAAGAGTGATTGAAGTACCAAGTTGGGAAGAATATTGTGCTATATATAAAAATTATAGTGGACAAGCCTGTACTATTGGCAAAAGTCTGACACATCTAAGTGGAAATAACATCAACTCACATCGTATTATTGAAAATTTAAATTATGACGATTTTCATCTAAGCTGCGATATGGTTTGGGATAATGAATTGTTTTATTTGGATAGTAAAACAAAGCATTTAGCTTATTTGTGTGAATTACATATCTAAGCCCAAAAATAGAAAGAAGTGAACCATATGTTTGAAAACATAAAAAATATCTTTAAAAACAAACCAAGAGAAGAAGCTGATAGAGAGACTCAGGCAGAAGTCATCAATAGTATTTCACCTCATGAATATTTCAATGATGTTAAAGCCCGAAAACAGCAAATTGATGATGAAGGATTGCAGCGTGTATATGACAACTGCATGGAACTGCTAAATAAATATATTGTAACAGGTCAGGAGCGTGGTATTAAAAAACTTATGTTCCATCTTGATTGCATTGAAAAAGAACGTGAGCTTGTAAAAATGGGTATTGATACTTTTGTCTATAAAGATGATATCGAAGAATATATTGATAAAATTGCTTCTGACGTTGTAAAAATTATTGAATTAGAAAACTATGAACGAGAAATTCCAGATGAAATTATTGATGTTATTTATGCTGTGAAAGAGAAGAAATTGTTTGACCAACTGTACGTTGTCTTTACCGATTATACAGGTAAGGTTGAAAAACGAGTTGCTAAAGAACGCAGAGATAATGACCCAATTTTGTTTGGCGCATTTATGGATGCAAGAAAAGATACAGTGATTGACCGTTTCTATTACCTTGGCGATTGGGAAGATGAGTTCTGTCATCTTACATTGGATAAAATGGTAAATGAAACAAGGAAGAAAACAAATAGGGATATTAGAATGAAATTTAAAACACCCGAAGATGTGAAAGAATATAGAGAACAATTAAAACATCTAAAATTCAATGGTACTAGATTCGTTTATGCTAACGAGGATAATGTTATTACAAATTTTATCTCTCGTGTTTAAGGAGAAATAACTTATGAAACCAAATGTTGATTTGACGCTCAATAGAGATTTTCAAAATAGAGAAATATCAAATGCTCTCTTTGGCAAAAACAATATAAAACATAGACTTGATACTATGCTTGACGATTTAACAAACAGAATACCTTGGAAGCAAGAATCTTTTATTCGCATTTATAGCGATACTGATTTTCAGCAAGAACATACATATAACATCATACTCACAGGGGACAAGACTGAACGGGCAAAAAAGAAATTTTACAATTCGGAATATGATGAAACTATTTGTTATTGTTGTGGTGAGAAAATTACAATTCCTTGGACTGAACGAGGACGTATCTGTAAAAAATGTCAAGCAAATGATAATAGTAAACATGTTCCTTGGGAGGTTTAATCTATGAAAGAACTAAAATTATTTCAGTGTGAATTTTGTGGAAAACAATATGACAATGAACACGATTGTAAAACATGTGAAGATAATCATATATCAGCAAAAGTGATTATGGCGCAGGACTATTATACTCATTGTGATTCAAAAAATTATCCTCATACTATAACAGTGTTGATGGAAGACGGTAAGGAAATTAGCTATGTAAAATATTGAAATTGAAGGTGATGCAGTTTGAAACAATGGCTTGAAACAAAAAAGAATGGCTACGGCAAACAATGCTATGAATTATATTTTAACAAATTTGATGCTGCCGTTATGCTTGCAGGAATTGTACAAGACCACAAAGATGATTCGACTTATATCTATGTTTCGCCTGAATTGAATGTTGAGTTTGAAACATTAGAAGCTATAAGTATTGAACATGCACAGCAACAGATTGAAAGTATGCTGATTGAGCATTGGGAAAATGCAATTGCAACATTAGAAACTCAGATTAAAAATTTTAGAAGAGATAAGGGATGAAGATAATGCGTGATGCAACACAAGAGGAACAAAAAGTTGTTTATGCAAATATTGAGAAAATCGCATCATCAACAGGTATAAATTTTTGGGATTATTTTAAAGGAGAGAATAAGATGGACGCACATGAAATTATTAAAGAGTGGGAGGCACAACGTAAGAAAAGTCTTAATGAATGTGAAGAAAGAGCTTGGAGTGTTAAAGACGAGATTAGGCGCAAATGCGAAGAAAGTCCAGAGTTTAAAAAAGCGTGGGAAAGCCGTAATGCCAAAATCATTAAAATTAAATACCACTCTGACGAAATTGAAAAACTGCGCTATATTGATGGCAAATCTGATTGGATTGACCTTAGAGCAGCAGAAAATGTAATACTAAAAGCAGGGGAGTTTAAACTGATTAGTCTTGGCGTTTCTATGGAGCTACCAGAAGGATATGAAGCTCATATTGTTCCACGCAGCAGTACATATAAGAACTTCGGTATCATCCAGACAAATCATTGTGCCGTAATTGACAATTCCTATTGTGGCGATAATGATATTTGGAAATATCCTGTATATGCACTTAGAGATACAGAAATTCATGTAAATGATAGAATCTGTCAATTCAGAATTATTAAGAATCAACCCAAACTGTATTTCGATGAAGTAGAGACTCTTGGCAATGCTGACAGAGGTGGAATCGGCAGTACAGGGAAACAGTAAATCAGATAAAAGTAACCACTACAATGTCACACTATTAGCAGTTATATGTTAGTGGTGTGGCATTTTTATATACATAAGAAAAAGCGAGTGTGAAGTTTATTGCAAGAACAAGAATTATTGAAATATGCCATTGAAAGTGGTATGATTGATTTACAACATCTACAAGCCGAAATTGATATGAAAGAGAGAAGACAGTATCTTAAACAACATCCATATTCAATTTGGCAAGGAAAGAACGATAACAAATTTTATACTTATCTACCTGACGATACGAAAAAGAGAATTTTAGTAAAGCGCAATACAGAAGAAGAAATTCAGAATGTAGTCATCAATTATTGGAAGGAGCAAGAACTTAATCCTACGCTACAAGAAGTGTTTGATGAATGGAATGATAGGAGATTGGAACTAAAGAAAATCGCTCCTTCTACTTATGAACGCAATCAGCAAATCTTTCGTAGACATTACACAGGTATTGAAGACAAGCGTATTCGTTCTGTTACCGAAGACTGGATTATGGATTTCTTGGAGCAACAAATTGCCATACATGATTTAACTTCCAAGGCGTTTAGCAATTTGAAAGGCGTTACAAAAGGATTCTTAAAAAGGGCGAAACGAAGAAAACTAATTGATTTATCTATTGAGAGTGTGTTGAGTGACATGGATTTATCTGATAGAGATTTCCGCAAAGTGATTAAAGAAGATTATGAAGAAGTCTTTAGCGAAGAAGAAACAGATAAAATGATGGCATATTTGCAATCAAATTTAGATGTGAAGAATTTAGGGATTTTACTTATCTTTGTTACAGGATTACGTGTTGGTGAATTAGTGGCATTAAAGCATGAGGATTTTAATGGCAATATCATCAATATTCGTAGGACAGAAGTACGATATGCAGACGGTAACGGGAATCATGAATATATAATTAAGGAATTTCCTAAAACTGAAGCTGGTGTACGTTCTGCAATTATCCCTGCTGATTTTACATGGTTAGCAGACAGATTGAAACTATTAAATCCTTTTGGTGAATATGTATTTACTGATAACGGAAAAAGATTGACCACAAATACAATTCGTAGAAGATTAACAAGACTTTGCCAAAAGCTAAACATCTATGCTAAGTCACCACATAAAATCAGAAAGACATACGGGTCTATCTTAATTGATAACAACCTTGATGCACGCTTGATAACAGACTTAATGGGTCATACCAATATCTCAACAACAGAGCAGCATTATCACCGTAATAGAAAAACTATGATAAAGAAAGCACAAATCATTGCGAATATCCCCGAATTCCAAGCAAAGTAATCAAAAAGTAACCAAAGGTAATCAACCGCATAATGAGAAAACATTGAAATTACGGTAAAAATAGAGGTTATACAACGGGTTCGAGTCCCGCTATCAGCTTCTCGCACCCGAAGATTTTCGGGTGTTTTTTATTGTAAAATGTTTTTTTGAAAATATATAATTCGGCATTGTATTATTTACATTTGTTTGATATAATGAACAAAATAAAGACTTTCCGCATTTTACTTTATAATTTTGGAGGTAATACAA